GGGGGGGGGGGGGGGGGTGGTATACCTACTGCGAACTACGTAGATCTGACGATTGGTCGTGTTAGGACGGTCGGCGTCGGTCCCGCGGCGGCCTACGTAGTCCACCCGACTTGCGTCGCGGCGGTTCGCTGGTAGACTGGCAGCATGGGTGAATGGACATCGCAGTTGTTCGTGTATACGGTGGCGAAGGCGAATGGCGAGCTGCTGCGGTATACGTTCAGCCGGCCGTTGCGGCCACCCGAGGAAGAGTACTTACGGGAATGCGTGCGCGAAGGCCGGTGGGAGGAGGCGCGGGTGCTGGAGGCGTTGGTGAAAGTGAGTGCCTCGTGAGCCGATCGTCACGACCAGAAGTGTTTTTGTCTCAGGACACCTATGAGGCGTGGCTGCGTGCCGATGAGCCAGGCGAATGGCAACGGTATCTCGCGTTGTCGTATCGCGATTACCAGTTGGCCGACCCGGAGCCGGATCATTGGAGCGAGGACTTGGGCGACTGGCCGCAACAGGTGTATGAACGGCGGGCGCAGGCGATGCTCGAGGAAGCGGTGGCGCGGCGGCACCGGGAGCGGCCGCATCCGCTGTTTCGGGTGTGGCGATGACGCCAGAGCGTCGCTATATGGTCATGAAGTGGGCAGCCGTGGATCCTGATGACGGGTGGTCGCCAGACCTGGCAGCCTGGGCCGACGCCTGGGTGGCGGTGCAGCTCGACGAGGAGGAACGCCCGGCATACGAGCAAGCCTATGCCGAGTACCAGGAACGCGAACAGGCGCGGTATTATGCTGCGCAGCAGGAGGCCGATCGGCAGCTATGGTATTCGATCCAGGAGCCGCCGTGGGCATAGTCGACGCGGTTGACCTGGTAACAATCGATATGGAGGCGTTCGATGCCTGGCTGTCGCGTATCGGCGAGCAGCGGCACGGGGCGCCCGACGACTGGAGCCCTGATTTGGCGGACCGTGATTGGCCGGAGCGATGGCATGCGGAAACGTGGCCTCTGGGCTGGATGATGCTGGAGGATTGGCACGCATGGCAGGCGCAGTCGTGATCGAACCAGAAAGCAGGCTTCGTCGGTTGTATGCGCAGATACAGAACGACGCATGGTTGTGGCAACGTGAGTTGCCGCTCGCCTGGTGGGCGATGGTGAATCATCGTCTGACGATTCAGGAGTATGCCGGTGGGATTGACGATGAGTACTGGGAAGAAATCGGCTACTTGGAGGTAGACCAATCGCACTGGTATCGACACGATATGATCGCTGCCGCGTCGGGGCGATGATCACGACGATTATGACGGCACCTGGGAATTTGCACGCCTTCGTGTACACCGGCGACGGCTGGGTCATGATGCATGAGGAACGGCAGGCCAATACCCACGACCAGTATTGGGATGAGCCGCCGAGCACCGGACCGACGCTGACACGCGACAATATGTCGACGTTTTACGCCCGATCCGCCTGGTGCTGGTCTGAGACGCACGAGCAGTACATGACGATTATGGCCGAGGGCCGTTTCACCCACTTCGGCCGTTCGCTGCTCCAGACCTTGCGTCCCGTCAAGACTATGCTAAACTACGCACCATGATCTGTCCGACGTGTTATCGGCGGTGCATGGTGAGTCCGCCAGGGCGTGAACGCAGCGCGCTGGCGCAGGCTCTCGTCGGCATCATCCCCCTGCGGTCCTACTGCTGCGACGACTGCGACGAAGTCTACACTTTTGCTGAAAGGGCGCCCCGGCATGCAGAAATCCCTGACGACACGGTTTGGCACTGACTTGAGCGTGGAGCAATGGCGGGATCTGCCGCTGACAGCCGTCCAGGCGGTCCGGGCGCGTATCCGCTGGAAGACGATTCGGGTGATGTGCCCGCAGTGTGGCCGGCGGCTGCAGGTGCCGGTGCAGGCGTTCACGGTGCGCCCAGACGGGACACTCGAGAGCGATCGTAGTCTGACCTGTGCCGATGACGACGTGGGCGCGCCGTTCGACGGCTGCGGTGCCGTTTGGCCTGTGAGTGTGCGATGGGCCGGCCTCGAGGCGTAGGGCGGCCGCCGGTCGCCACCCCGCACGCCGGCCGCAGTGTCCAGAAGTTTGTTCCGCCGGGCTGGGTGACACTCGACGACGCCGCCCGCATGCTTGGCCACCCTTATACACGAGAGGCATACCGATGGCTCATTCGAAGAATCGAACAACAGGGGCTGCAAGCCGGGCTGCGCAAACGCTGGCTGAAGCGGCCGTACCGGCGCCTGAGCGGCCAGATGGTGAATATCCACTGGTGGGAGGTGTCACTGCCGACGGTTGCCCGCTTGCTGAAGGCGCAACTACAGGAGCAGTGGCGGCGAGCCAACCGGACCAACCGGCTTGGCCTGCGCCCGTCCGAGCGCCCGCGTTACCGACCACCGACCTCGGTGGCGCAAGCACGGCAGCGGTCCTCAAGCGCTATGCCACCGATGCCGTCGCCGTGATGTTCGATTGCATTAACCAGCTGCGGGAGGATGCGACGCGGGCCCGCCTGCAGGACACGCCGCAGGCGCTGGCCGTCGCCGCCATGGCGACAAAATCGGCCGGCTCGCTGGCCAAAGACGTCGTGACCTTCACCGTCGGGCACAAGTTGGACGTGCATGTCAGCATTCGCAGTCAGGAAGACGTCCCGCGCTGGGAGCATCTGCCGGTGGCCGTGCGGGCGAAGTTCGAACAGGCGATCGGTGAAGCGACCGACAGTGCGTGGGAATCGCCCGCGCAGGAAGGATAGACGATGGGACACAGCCTGACCGGGGCCATCGACGGCTTGCCGGTGATCGAGGGCCGAGCCGACGAGTTCAGCCGGGAGTGGCGGGCGGCGGACCGCAAGGACCGCGTCGTGTTGCCCGACAAACGACCGGCCGTCCTGTGCCACACCGACTTGGGCGACCTGTTTTTCACGATCCACCCCGAAGCCTGGGACCGCATGAAGCGGCTGCCCCGTAACCGGGCGATTATCGCCAACCGGACGCGGCTGTGCGAGTTCTGCAGCAGCGAGCTGCGGTGCTGGAAGGATGACCGGGAGTTCTGGTACTTCCATTGTCCCAGCTGTACCAGCACGGAGGTGCATAGCAAGAACCTAGCAGACAACACTTAGGTGGAGGTACGTAGTGTCGATGGTGACCACGATGACGCAGGAGGAGTGCGACGAAGCAGACGCCCGGGCGCTCGCCTGCTACCTGCAGGGTGAATGCGATCTCGGTGAAAGCGCCTGGTCGTACTTGCTGTTTTTGCGTGACGAGAAGCACCTGTTTTCGATGGCCTCGCGGGAGCCGTGGTGGGATCGGTACAAAGAGGTCGTAACGCAGCTACCAAAGGCGCGGGTATGACGCCAGCAGAGCGCGAAAAAGTCGAAGTCGTCGCCTTCGGCCTGCTGCTGCGCGACGACAACCCACAGTACGACTTTATCCACTGGCTCAACGTCAGCGACAAAAATGGCACCGCCCGCAGCGAATGTTGGCACATCTTCTACCAAGTAGAACGTCGTTACCAAGGAGGCCTGTTCGATGACCAAAGTCGAATTGTCAAAATTGGGTCCGTACTTTCGTGAGGGCGAACGCCGCCTCGACGGCCAGCCGGTGCAGTGGGACAGTGCTGTTTATCGCACCGCGCAGTGGCTTGTCGTTCTGCGGGACTTGCTGGACAGCCCGGTGCGGATCATCCGTGAGTCGCATGGTCATCGGCCGGACGCCATTGACGCCTGCGTTCCTGGTGTGGCGTTGGACCAGGTGTACCTGGCGCTGACCCGGCTACCCGGCGTCTCGTTCGGCGTCTACAGCGGCAATTCGTTCCATATCGACACCCGGGCGTACGACCACACGCCGGCCCGCTGGATGGCCGTGCATGCCCGCGACCACGATCGCGCCCTGCTGCGCACCCGTGGCCTGTTGCCGCTCGTCACTGGCGAGAAGGACGGCTGGATCTACCTGTCGTACAACAGCCCCGACAGCTGGCGCGGTCTGCAGCTCGTCTTCGACCTGGCGACCGCCGCCACCGCCGTCACCGGGGAGGCCGTCTGATGCCGCTGGATGAAATCGTCCTGCTGCTGCGGTGGCTTGCCGCCGTACTGACCCTCGCGTCCCTTGGCGCTGCCTGGGCCGTCGTCGCGATCATCGGCGGCCTCGACCGGTTGTCGCGCCAGCTGGACTGTGCTATACAGCAGGCAGACGAGGACGCGCCCGTCAGTACTTCTGCTGATGAGCCAGACGGCAACAAAATGCCCGAACTGGCCCCGTGGCACGGTGAAGACCGCACCGTCGACCATCTCGTCGCCCGGAGAGAGTGAGCCAGACTGACTATACCCCACAGCAACTTGCCTGGGCCGCCGAACTGCATCGCTGCCGCATCGACTTTCCCCACTGTGCCAATCAGTACCTGAACATCAAGACGAAGCAGACGATCGGACTGTCGCCGTTGCGGTTCAACCGCGTGCAAGCCCGCCTGTGGGCCGCCATGCAGGATCAGCTCAAACGCACGGGGCAGATCCGGCAGATCTGGGGCAAAAGCCGGCAGGTCGGAAGTTGTTTAGACCCCGACACCCCCGTCTTGACTGCTGACTTGCGTTGGGTGCCGCTTGGCAAGATTGTGGTCGGAGATCGCCTCATCGCGGTCGACGAAGTGCCGCCGGTCATTGCGCGTGGCCATGGACGCAAATTCCGCACAGCCATCGTCGAAGCCGTCAACGACGTGTACGAACCGTCGTTCCTGCTGCGTCTTCGAAACGGCCGCACACTCATCGCCACCGGCGAACATCGTTTCTTGACACGCAAGGGCTTCTTGTGCCGGCACTCCGGCTCGCGTTGGCAGGCCGTCCGTGACTTTGCACCGGGCAAAACACGTATCCGGTACGCCATTCAGCCCTGGGAAGACACACACGACTTCGAAGACGGTTGGATGGGCGGCATTCTCGATGGCGAAGGCTGTTTCCGCTACAAACGGAGCGGTGTGGAGCTGAACGTCACACAGACCGATGGCTACGTCTGGAACCGCATTCTGCGATACCTACAGTCTCGTGACTACACCGCGCACGTGCATGTCGACGACCGGCAGCCTGGACCCCGCAGCAAGTTAGGCACAAAGAAGCTCAATCGTGCGCACGTCTTTCACCTGAACGAAGTCATGCGCTTGCTCGCGCAAACGCGACCTGCCCGCTGGTCCGGCGTAGCCGACTGGTGGGACGGCAAAGCCTTGTCCGGCTGCGGCTATGACGACGCGCAGTCGTGGGCGATTGTGGATGAAATCATTCCGCTCGGTAATCGGCGCATGATCGACATCCAGACGTCGACCGGCACCTTCATCGCGAACGGCTTCGTTTCGCACAATTCGACCCTCAGCCGGGCCTTCAGCTTCTGGAATTGCGCCTTCCGGCCGAACCGCAACGCCATCCTGATCGCCCACGACGAACCCAGCAGCTACGAACTGTTCACGATCGACAAGCTGATGTACGAGCAGCTGCCGAAGGCCCTCAAGCCCAAGACGTCCTTCGACAGCAAGTTCAAGCTGGAGTTTCCGGCCCTGAACAGCAAGATTGTCGTCGGCCACGCCCGGAACATGAACGTCGGCGCGAGCCAGATGTCCCACATCGCCCACCTCACGGAGGTCGCGCGCTATCCGAACCCCGATGAAGTGCAGGCTTCCCTGTTTCCGGCGTTTTCGGACGCCCGCGGCCAACAAGACTACAGCGCCATCATTCTGGAGTCGACCAGCCACTTCAACGGCGCCTGGTTCAAGGAATTTGCCGAGCAGGCTCAGCGTGGCGAAAATGGGTTCGAATTCCACTTTGTCCCGTGGTTTGAGCACGAGGATTACACCCTGCCGGTGCCCGATGGCTTTGCCCACACGCTGACGATGGACGAGCGCGACCTCATGCGGCGCTACAAGCTGACGCTGGGCCAGATTGCCTGGCGGCGCCAAAAACGCGCGACCTACGTCAACCCCGTGCTGTTCGAACAAGAGTACCCGCTCGACTGGGAATCCAGCTGGCGGTTACCCATGGGCACGCACCGCGTCTTCGGCGACCTCGAGCTGGCGTGGATCGAAGACACCATCGCCCCGGGCGTGCGCTTCATGCCGACGGCGCAAGGACTGGTTGAGCAATTTGGCGGCATGCTCGAGGTCTGGCAGGTGCCCAAAGAGGGCGTCTTTTATCACCTGGGCGTCGACGTCGCCCAAGGCCGCGATACCGCCGCCGATTGGACCGTCCTGACCGTCCTGCGCGGCGACACCTTCGAACAGGTCGCCGAAGCCCGCTTCAAGTGGGATCCGGCCGACCGTGAATTCCACGACTTTGTATACTGGACCGGACTCGCGTACAATACCGCAAGTATTATCCCTGATATCACGGGCGGCTGGGGGCACGCCCTGTTGAGCGAGTTACAGCGCCGCAGTTACAGCAACCTCTGGCAGTGGCGCCGCCGCGACGACCTCACGGAGAAGGTCAGCAAGCGGGTCGGCTTTGTGTTCACGAAGCGCGACAAGATGGCCCTGATCAACAATGGCGTCACGCTGATCCGGCAGAAAAAGTCCACCGTGCGTAGCCTGACGCTGCTGAACGAAATGCGCACCTTCATCCAAGTACTGGACGAGTATATGGCGGCTCCGGGCACCAAAGACGACGCCGTGTGCGCCTGGTTGCTGGCGGCCCTGTCGGCGGTCGACGCGACCGTCGGCCTTCTGGACATTCCCGTCGAGCCGACCATCGTTCGACCCGACGGCCGCCCCTGGGCTCAACACGACATCGATGCCGATCTGCACGGCGTCGGCCAATCGCCAGGCTGGCTACGCGCCTGGTAGCACCACACTCTGGGAGGAGTCACCATGGCAAGTTTGCGATTTGAACTCGACGATGAAGCTGCTGCGACCCTGCGTGCCGAGGCCGAAGCAGGCGGCAAAAAGCTGTCTGAGCTGCTGGTGGAGAAGGTGACGTTTGCGCCTGCGCTGGCCAACGAGCCGACACAAACGGCCCTGACGCTCGACCAAGCTGCCGATGCGTTCTTGCGGGTGCTCGCCCCGGGGCATGCCGACCTGATCCGCCAGTGTGCCAACGATAATCGGCAAAAGCCGGCCGCCTACCTGCTGTCTGCGATCACCCTCGCGTACGAGAACGGCCAAACGAGCCTCCTGCTGCCACAATGCGCCGGCGAACGCATCGCCGCATCCACCAGCGCCCAACACGGCGTCGGCAGCTGCCAATGGTGCGGACACGACTTCCCGATGACGCGCCCTGGCCAGATCTATTGCCCGGTGCCCAGTGTGCCCGGCGGCGAATCCTGCAGCCGCCAAGCCGCCCTCGCCCCCATCGTCAACCGTCGCCATGTGCAATCAATCGACACGCAATACGCGCCAACACCCAAGCACGCCACCGCTCGCATCTAAGGAGTTCGCATGGACCTGCCTGGCAGCACCCCCGTCAAATCGGCCACGCCGCCGCCTGACAAGGACGACACCACCGAGTGCAAACTGCTCGAGCGGCTCGACTCGATCGCCGACGAGGCCACGCGCGTCAAAGACCACTGGGTCAAGGACGTCGACCTCACACGCGATCTCGACCTCTACCGCGGCAAGCTGAAGGGCAATGCCGACGATCGCTACTTCGACTGCAACTTCGTCGGTGCCTTCATCGACCGCATGGTCGCCCAACTGACCGACAATCGCCCCATCATCCGCCTCGAAAACCGCAAAGCCGGCATCAGCAAGGTGGCCCGCAGCGTGGAGAAGGTCATCCAGTGCATCTGGGACGAGTCGAAGGTGCAACGTGGCCTGTTCAAGCTCGCCAACAACGCGGCCGTCAACCGCTCTGCCGGCCTATACACCGGCTACGACGTCGACACCGACACCCCGTGCGTCGAACTGCTCCGCATTGCCCAAGTGCTCATTGATCCGAACGTCGTCGAATCCGGCCAGATCGACAGCGCTGAATACGTCCGCATCGAACGCGTCATGCCGTTGTCTGAGATCCGCATGAAGTTCCCCGGGCGTGGCGCCCTCGTCAAGTCCGACGTCAACGTCAGCGACATCGGCAAGGAGCCGAAGAAGCGCGCCAGCATGCTCGACGGCTTTCGTAGTACGACCGTCAGCAAAGACACCATCGAGCGCGCCCGCGTCTACGAATGGTTCATCCAGGATCGCCAAACGGCCGCCGACGGCACCCGGCTCTTCCCCTCATACCGCCGCATCATCTGCAGCGAGGACGTCATCCTCTGGGACGGCCCGAATCCCTTTTGGGACGGCCGCATCCCCGTCGACTGGTTCGACTGGATGGTCGACCCGGAGCACATTTGGGGCCACAGCGAGCCGGCCCGCCTGCGCAAGATGCAGCTCGCCTTCAACCAGCTGATCGACGGCCTCGTCGAAAACCAACTGCTGACGAACATCATCAGTGTGATCGGCGATGCCGACGCGCTGCCGCCCGAGATGTGGAAAAAGCTGCAGAACATCAAGTCGAGCCTGTTGCTGCAGAAGAAGAACCGCAATAGCACGCTGGCAGTGACGCCGCCGGCCCCATTTGGCCAAGACAAGATCCAAATCGCCCGCAGCATCTTTACTTATGCGCAATTACTTACTGGCGTGACCGACGTGACGCTGGGCGACGCGCCCGGCAGCCTCCAGTCTGGCTTGGCCATCGAGGGCCTGCAAGAAGGCGCCAACCTGATGACTCGCGCCCGTGCCAGCCGCCTCGAAGACCTCATGAACCGCGTCGGCCAAAAGCTCATCAGCCGCGTCTTCCAATTCGTCACCAGCGACCGCGTCTTCACGATGGTCGGCCCGACGGCCGAAGCCGTCGCCTACGCCATGGCCCGTGCCGAAATGTTCGTCGACGACAAAGGTAACCCGATGTCGCAGGCCGCCCAAAAGGACGCCCTCCGCTTCATGCGCTTCAGCGTCATCCCGGGCAGCAGCGCCCCCGGCAGCCGTCTGGCCCGTGCCCGCATGATGGCCGAGCTGGTGAAGCTGGGCGCCGCCAGCCGCCGTGACGTCCTGCAAGCCGCCGACTTCCAAGACCCTGACGACATGCTCAAACGCGCCCAGGAAGACGCCGGGCAGAATCCGATCTTCCAGGCGATGGCCAAGAAGGAAGGGAAGCCCGATTGATCACCGCCGCCCTCGCCCGTATCGACACTGGCAAGCCTCGTTGCGTCGCCGTGCTGTCCTGTGCGTACCCCTACGCGATCGTCGCCGACCTTGAGCCTGGTGCCCCGTCCTTCAAAATCGCCATGGGCCACCTGTACTGCTGGCACGAGGTGCTCTTCTGTCGGCTGCTGGACGCCTGTCTGCAAGGTCAGGTGACCACCTTGGCCACGTTGTGGCAGTCGGCGACACCCTGGCGTCCAACCGCTTGCATTCCAGACAAACCGTGATACAGTAGGCCCACTGGAGGTCGTTATGACACACAAAGGAGGTGCTCCGATGACGAAGTAAAGGAGGTGATGCACAATGGACGCATTTACTCCGACTCGTCATCGGACTCGACGTTTCAAACGCCCGATCTCTCGCACCGAATGGCGCAAAAAGATCGTCGGCAAGAAACGGACCCGGCATGGCGGCCGCGGTCGCAAGTACGGCATGAAAGGCCGTCGCAACCAAAACCGTCGCTGAGTCACCCACGAACCCCCGTCAGGCCCGGCCGCCTTTCGGGGGTTTCGTGCGTCTTATGCCGCCACGGGGGCTTGACAGGGCGGACTTCCGTGCTAGGCTGCAGGTATGGAATCACTTGGTATCAACGAAATACTGTATCTATTGTTGGTAGCCCTTGTGTTTGCCCTGTTGGGCATCATCTGGCTCACGCAACCAGGAGGACGCGAATGAGGACACCGTCGAGCCTAAACGGCACCCCGTCGTGGGTGCGGTACGTCAGCCCACCAGTCTGGACCTGGATCGCCGCCGTGGCGGCCTTTTTGGCCTTCGTCGGTTTTGGTGTCGCATGAAGCATTTCGTCGACCACAAATCCGTCAAGGTCCGCGGCACGTTCTTCAAGTATGAGTCGTCGCACGACGGACGTGGTCGCTTTACCCTGTCGATGCAGCGTGAGACGCCGAAAGCGCACCATTATCACCGTCACGATCTTGAGCTGTCGATTTCGGACGTTCGATGCGCGATTCGCGCCTTGCGGCAGTTCATCAAAGCCGAACGGACACGCATTGCTGAATTAAGTAATTACACGGGGGTGGATAATGACTGACGCGGGGTGGGCGGAGAAGAAGGTGCGCAAGGAATGGGACACCTACTCAGGCGATCTAGAGGATTTCGCAACGTCATTGTTGAAGGCCGCGCACACCCGCAGCGTGCGCATTGTGAAGGCGGCACGTAAAGGCGTCCCATCCGAGCCGTGTGAGGCATGGAAAGACGGATACATGACAGCATGTGACGATATTTTAACCGCGCTGCAGAAAGGCCGCACATGAGGGGGAGCAAGGGGCAGCAATACATAAACAGTTACTTTCCAACGAATGGGCAGATGGCAATAGATGGTGGGCATGTTGGCGTAAATGATGTGCCGATGAATAACAGTACCGCATTTGTGTTGCGATCAGACCACGACGCCGCCCTGCGACGCGCTAAGGCGGAGGCAAAGGAGTACGCTTGGGATGAAGCGGCTATGCGAGCGGCCTGTGCAGCTCATCGTGCCTGTTGTGGAGTAGAAGCGGATAATGCTCAAGGAAAGATTCACGGTTGCTGTGTGGTCTGTGGGGTGCCATGGCCTTGTGAAACAGCGCAATTCTTTCTATTAGAGGCCGACGCCCGCGCCGCACAGATCGAGGAGGGGGAGTGATGAAAGGCATAACCGAAACGGTGACACTAGGCGAGATTATTGATTGGCTGGAGCGCTTGCCCCCCGAAGATGAAGTAGTGTTTGATTTTTGCCGGGCGTCGCCAAGCGGTATTGACAGTTCTCGTGGTGACTATGCCGAACTCGCACTAAAGTACTCATTTGAGCAAACCGCAACGGTTCGTGATGTGCTGAAGTGGTGCAAGGGTGCGGTTGGGGCGACATTCTCAGGGTATAAGGGCGGCGATTATACGATGACGAGGGACACGCAGGTATGGGTCGATCAATGGGGGCAGTGGACAGGGACCGCTATTTACTCGATGGATCACGATTACGGACAAGCCGTGTTCAGAACGAAGATGGTCCGATGAAGTGACCTGACACGAAAGGCGGCAGGAAATGAGTGACGACGATCTCATAACGGTCTGTGCAGCCTGTCAGCAAGCAACCTGCTGGCAAGGCGAGTTCTACTGTGACGCCTATAAGACGGCCAACATTAAGCAGATGCGGCGGGGTGATTTAGCAAAGCTTGCGCTTGAGCACCCTTGTTACTGGTTGACGGATGAGGAATTAGCAAACAAGCGGTGAGCAGAAAGGCGGCGGGGATGGAAGCATTATCACAAATATTTACCTTGGCGATATTTGGCTGCGCAGCAGGGTTTGTCGGGGGCGCAGTTATCGGGCTTATCGCTGTGTGGACAAAGTAGTATAAGGGGAGTGAATCTATGGACAGGTTTAGATTATTTCCAAGCGGCGAATTGGGGATGCATCCAACAGGTGAGTGGACATCGTACGCCGACGCCCAACGCGCCCTCGATGCGGAGCGGGAGAAGGTGAAGGAGTTGGTGGCAAATCAGGCTGAGTATGAGAAGTGTACGGATGAACAAATCACAGCATTGAACCAGGGCTGTCTCGACTATGAGAAGCAGATTGCCACGCTCCAGGCGCAGCTTGCGGACCGTGATGCCATGATTCTCCAGATGGGTGAACAGGCTGCTGTGCTGGCGAAGGAGAATATGGCCGCCAAGGACGCGGGGAAGGCGGTGTCGAGTGGCTAGGCCTCTATGCCTGTGGTTGTTAGAGGACGGTGAATGGAGACTGTATGTTGGGCGGCGGAAAAGATATGCGGCCACGGTCTGGCCGAATGGGGCATGGCATACATGGGACAGGGATGGCAATGGTGGGGAAAATTCGCAGGAACAGTCCGTTGATCGCGCCAAGATTGAAGCGGCAGGATCGGCTATTCAACAAGGATTTATCTGACCCACCACACGGAGGAACGATCATGAGTGAGCAGAACGAGGTTGTGATCCGTAAGGTTCATGACGGCTACCTTGTTGAGTTGCTGGACTGCCCATTAGCGTATACATTTTCCAGCCAGGACGAAGCGGAGAGGTTTATTGGTCCCGTATGGCAGCGATTAGATTATGTGAAAGACCTGCACTCGCAGGCCCTTCGCGCCGAGAATGCGCGGCTGCGGCGCGGGCTTGAGAATTGTCACATGCTGGCAAGACGTATCGTGGCAAGTGAATCAGCCTTCTTCAAAATTGACTCGGCGAATCACATAATCAGAATGTGCGAGGAAGCAGGAGTAACTAGCATGAAAGGCGTACTGAAGGACGCCGCCTTGCGAGAACACATCAAGCAATTAGAATCAAACGCGGTCAATCTCGTTGATAGGAATAAGGCTCTACGGATTGAGTGTGTTGAGGCACAGCAGGAACGAGACGCCTTGCGTCTCAAGGTGCAGGAGTTGGAGGAAGCTAACAAGGCATTGCAGGACCAGCTTGACGGCTGGGAGCTTGGTTCTCGCGGTTTTCCATAATCGCCGCCTTACTCACGCACCGGCAAGGGATGGGAGGGTGGGATGACATTTGAGGATGTGCCAATAGGTAGTTGGGTGCGGTTTTATCTGAATGGCAAGTTAGTAATTGGCACCGTTCAGTACCATGTCCCGTGTGGGCCACTAGGCGATCCATACGTTTATACAGATATTGGTAGCGTGGGGCTCGAATACGTTATTGAAGCACGAAAGCAGGTGCCCCAATGACCCCCTGGCTGCGGGAGGTCCTTCCATGAAACTACTCATATTCACCGTGCTCATCGCGCTGGCCGCCGGCTGCGAGCCGCGCGCGCATTATTACCGCGTTCATCCCAACGGGACTGTCGATATCGATGCCTGGAGGCCCTCATGGGACGGACTCGACACTGCGGCGCTCGAACGTGCGCTCGAGCGGGCCGCCGAACAGGCTGAACGCCGTCGCCAACATCTCCGTGCCCAAATCTAACCAGGAGGACTGTATGCAATCACTTGCCGACCAACTGTGCCAACCTACCCCCACGGCCGACGTTATCGACCTGCGCACCCTCGCGCGCGGCCGCACCAAAGCCGACATGGATGCTGCCCGTGCCTTGTGTCGTGAAAAGTACACCGGCGGCACCCACATCGTCATCAGCCGGGCCACCTTCGACGGCCTCCGTGCCACCTTCGGCCCGCGCCTGAAAGCCCGCCACCTCCGCGAATTCATGGACGACCTCGCGACCGGCCAGTACAAGCTCGTCCGCATCAAGCCCAAGCCAGCGCTCGTCGTCAAGCCGATGCCCGCGTCAGCGTCGATCGTCATCCCGACGGACGGCCCCAGCTACACGCTGCATCAAGTCGCCGCTGAATTCGGCGTGCCCTATCACACCATCCTGACCCGCTACCGCCAAGGCTTCCTGCAAGCCACCCGCCGCGGCAAGCGCCGCCTCGTCGTCTCCGCCGCCGAAGTCGCCCGTCTCCGTACCGTCGGGCTCCGCTAGCCGTCACCCCACGGCGTTCACCCCGTTGGCCTGCCGGCCCATCGCCGGCGGGCCGTCTTGCGTCTACCCGCCCGCTCTGCTATCGTACGGCCATACGTACTTGCCCTGCAGTACTTGACACGACCGTACAATTCCGTTAGGAGACATACGTATGCTCACACCACCGCCCGGCATGCCTCCTGGTGCTCCCGCCGGTCCACCGCCCGGTGCTCCCGGCCCGATGGCTGGCCCTGGCCCGATGGGCCCGATGGCCGGCATGCCGCCCGGCATGGCTGCCCCGCCGATGCCGGCTCCGCCCGCGGGTGGCAGTGACTCCGACACGACCTTCGCCACCGGCATGCTTGCCGGCCTCGGCCTCCGCGAGCTCTCGCAGGTGCTCGGCCTGTCACGCAAAGGCCAAAAGTCCCAACAAACCGGCATGGCTCCAATGGCCGGCATGGTCCCAGGCGCCGCCGACATGCTCAACGGCCAACTCGGTGACATCGACAAACTCATCATGCTCTCGAAGCTGCAAGCCCAACAGGGCTCCGCAGCCGGACCTGCTGGTATGCCTGGCGCCGCTCCTGGTCCGCCGCCTCCCGGACCTCCGCCCGGCCCATCGCCGTTGAACTCCCCAGCGCCGATGTCTGCGCTTGCGGCAGCCCAGCCTCCAATGGGTCCGGCCCCTATGGGCCCGCCTCCGGGCGGCCCTCCGATCGCCGGAGGCGGCGTCGTCCCGATGCTGCTCAAACAAATGATGGGCCAAGCCGGAGGCATGGTCTAATGCGCGGCATACTGGCCAATCCACGTTCCACCATGCTCAAAGATTCCACCTTGCGCCAGTCGATCCGCCAGCGTCAGCTGACGGGCCGCCTGTCCGCACGACAGCGTCCAATGCGGCTCTTGACGCGGTCGTCTGCCCGTTACCTGAGCCGCTAACCACCCGGAGGATCCCATGGCGAAACCGTCATCGAACGTCACGACCGAAAAGCGCGGCATGCCGACCAGCAAGGAAGGCTTGTTCAAAGGCTCTCCCCTGCGGTCCAGCATGGACAGCGTGTCCACCAAACGGACCAATCGCCCCAAGGAGTAGTTCATGTCGGACGGCAGTTACGAACACGACGATGACGAGGCAGACGACTCGTCGCTTCCGGTGGTTGACGGCCTGACCGATACGGCCGCCACAACCGCCGGCTTGCCCAGTCGATTGACCGAACTGCTGGCCCAACGTCCCGGAGGCAGTATGGGCGACACGGCACGCGCCGTCACTGCTTTGGAGGACGCCATTCGCCGGGAATCAAGCGATACGTTGCGGTCCCGTCTCTCCGCAGCCCGCGCCATGATTCTCGGTCTTCCGCTCGCAGACTGACCGCCATCGGCGTGCCCCGATGATACCGGCAGCCAAAGGACACCATGGCCGACAAAGTTGACAAAAAAGATCTCCTCTTCGGGAAGTACGAGACGATGGAGGAGGCCGAAAAGGGTATCGCCGAGCTGCACAAGAAGTTCGGCGACCAAAGCAAGCAATTGGGCGAACTGCGCAAGCAAGCCGAAGCACAGCAGACGTACTTGCAGCAAGCCACGCCGATCCTGCAGTGGTATCAGCAGAACTACCAGGGCATCCAGCAGATGATGAGCCAACCCGCGCAACGTCAAGCTCAGCCGCAAGCGCAAGCCTACGGCTATAACGGCCAGCCCGGCACCTACCCAGGCGCCGCCTACAGCCACGCACAGGGACAACCGGCCAACGGCCAGGCCGCCGGTGCGCAGGCTGCCCTCATGAATCTGCTCACGCCCGAAGAACAACGTGCGCTCGCCGAACAGGTCAGCCGCCAAGTCCAGGAAACGGCCATCGCCCCCTGGCAGCAACAGTTCGGCAAGCAGGTCGAAACCGCCTTGCTGGGCCGGGCCAAGCAGGTCGAAGACGCCTTGCTCAATCACCAGAAGTCCTTCAGCGACGTCCTCTGGAAGACGCTCGAACGGGCCCTTCCGGCCGACAAAATCGCCGAAATGCGCGACTGGCACACCGAAGCGTTGAAGTACGCCGATCCGCGCAACATCGATCCCATGGAAGTCGCCAATCAGCAACTCGAGATGCGGAAGAAGTTGGCCGACTACGAAGCCCGTACCAAGGAATACGAGACGAAAATCGCCGAGCGCGAGAAACAGGACGCCGCCATGTTGACCGGCACTCGGCCGTTCACGTTGTCGACGTCCACCAAAGCCGATGCCCCGCCTCCGTCACGCGAAGACCGCATGGGCAGCGTCCTGCAGACCATTAAGTCCGAACACGGGACTGAAGGGGTGCAGTCGCTGTTCAACGGTCGGTAACGTGACGTCCGTGCGGGCATCACAGTAACCAAGGAGCATTCACATGGCATTGCCCACACGGACGCAAGTGCAAAACACCTTCTATTCGGCGACGGCGGAATCTCGCCGCAAAGATCTGATCGACGGGTTTTTCAAGTCGGCTCCGCTGATCGCGCGGCTGTACAAGAAGAACTCCGTTAAGGTCAAAGGCGGAACGGAGATCCGCGTCAGCCACATCTATGCCGGCTTCCCGGCCCAGTCCTACGGCCGTGGGACCGAATTCGACACGACCAGCCGCGAATTCGCCACCACGTTGACGTTCGACTGGAAGTACTTGTATGCGCCGGTCAATCTGGACGTCATCGACATCGACTTGAACGACAGCCCAGAGGCCGTCTTCGACCTGGTCGACAGCGCGATGGAAAATGGTGAGTTGTCCCTCGTGGACGAAATGGGCACTCAGATCTTCGGCGACGGCTCCGGCAACAGCGGCCGTGACCTCGACGGTCTGGCCAATGCCATCAGCCGATCCACCAGCGTGTCCTACGGCGGGCTCACCCGCTCAACCACGCAGACCGACCCCGGCTACAGCATCCTCGCTGCCGCCGAGGACACCACGGGCGGTGTGCTCTCCTTCGCCCAGCTGAACACCAACTTCGGTGCAGCCGTCCAGGGCCGGATCAAGCCCGACCTGCTCGTCACCACGCAGGCGATCTGGAACACCATCTGGGAACGGTCGCAGCCGTCCGAGCGCAACACCTCCGGTGACCTGCGCGAGATCGGCTACGAGACGGTCCGCTTCAACAGCGCGATCGTCACCGTCGACAGCCACGTCCCGACGGGCTACATCTACGGCCTGAACACGGACTACTTCGAGTTCTATGTCCACCCGAAGTGGGACTTCCGCTTCCGGGGTTTCATGGAACCGACGAACCAACAGAAGCAGATCGGCCAGCTCATCACCTGGTGTAACCTGGTGTGCCGCGCGCCGCGCTTCCAGTTCGTCATGACCGGCATCACGGGGTAATTGATGGCGCACGAACGCTACCGCAACCTCATCCGTGAACTGGCGATCTCGGAGGCCCAAGTACAAGGCCTCCGGGACGACCGGACTTTCTTTGTCGACGGGATCCCACCTGATTGGGGCACCTGCGACCAAGGCGGATGCCTGGCGGTCGCCATGTACGTCAGCCGTGCCGCCCTTGAGCAGCAGGCCGGTCGTATCACCATCTGCCGCGGCGCCAACCACCGCCATGAGTTCGACGTGGCGACGTTGATCGCCTATGCCAAACGGCAAACCGGCGGGCGTCTGCCCGCCCCCAAGACCAGGCACACTCACCTGGCGACCCTGAAGCACCGCGCCCTCGGCAATTACGTCGAACGTCGCGGCCTCATCATTCCCGTCACTGCTGCTGTTTCCAGCGATCCTGGCGGCAGAAAGGATACCCATGTCTAGCTCAAGCGATTTCTTCTTCCGCGTCGGTAATCTCGCCGGAATGGGCAGCAATGACCTGTCCGGCAATGACACCGTGCCGCAGGCCGAGCCCGGCACCATCAGCTGGATTCGCGATGCCTTCGGCTACCGTCTGGTCAAGTATTGCAAGAACGTCCATGCCTCCGCCGCTCTGGCCCTCGGGAGCCTGCAGGCCATCGTCTCCGACGGCGCCAACGTCGTCACCACCACGGTGTCGAACATCACCTCCGGCAGCACCACGCATGCCATTACGTCCGGCCTGACCGCCGGCCGTCACGACGGCATGATCTGCTTCGTTTTGGACAGCGCCCAAGGCACTGGTATCGCGCCGGAGGGCGAAGCGTCCATCGTCGATCGCAACACGGCCACGCGCATCGACTTGGCCAAGCAATACCCCCTGTCGGTCGCCCTCGCCGCCAACGACGACCTCGAGCTCATCGGCACCTACCAGGCCGAAGCCGCGGCCGACGGCGACGAAGCCTGGACTGTGCATGGCGTCGTGGTGGGCAAAAACGGGATCGACGCCGGCAAGTACGGCTGGATCCAGTTCGAAGGCGTCACCATGGCGAACGGCGGAACTAATGCCATCACCGAAGGCGACCCAGTGGTCGCCGGCGCGGCCATCGTGGACGCCTTTGGCTCCGACGGGCAAGAACTGTGGGTCGGTATCGCGATGGCGTCGGGCAGCACCGACGAGGTCGTACCGCGCATCCCCGTACGTCTCAAACTGTTGGCCAGCGCAGGACCCGGCGGATCGCCGTAGTCGGCACGTCCGCGCGATTCACCCTTTACGGCCTACAAGGAGACGACCATGGGTTTAACAGTCACACGGACGGGCGATTGGACTGGGTACTTCGGGAATCTACGCTATGCCCGCGCTACCATCGCCTTTGACAGCTCGTACCCGACGGGCGGCGAGTCCTTGACGGCCGCCGACCTTGGCATGAAGACCATCGACCTGATCCAAATCCACGGCAAGTCGGGCCTCGTCTTCGAGTACGACTACACCAATAGCAAAGTCCTGGCCTACAGCCAGGGCGTCAGCGTCGGTGCCGCCGGCGCCGCCACCATGGACGACTTTCCGGTTGCTGCTGGCCCCGGCGCCAGTACGATCAGCGTCAGTCTGACCAACAGCGGCGGCTCGGCCACGCACAACTTCGGCGCCCTGAAGCAAGTACCTGACACCAACGATCTGTCTACGATTACCGGTGTCCGCGTCTTTGCCATCGGCGTCTAACGCCCGACAGCACACAGAGCGTACGGCTGCTATCGGGTCACACTGATAGCAGCCGTCGTTTCTCACAGGAGGCCGCATGCTTGAGATCTCTCGCCCAACCGATATCGTCACACTGGCGGCCGGTATTACGACAAATACAACCACCCAGACGGTTCGCGGTCGCGCCGGGTACAAAACCTTTTGGGCCGAGGTCGTTGGCACTGGCGCCGTCACAGCAACCGTTACCATCTACGGCTGTCGCACGATCGAAAACGCCAATGGTGTCCTCGTGGCGACTATTACGCTGTCTGACACAACGCGTGACCAAGACGTGGCTACCACCAGTACGGCCGTCTATCCGTATTACTACGTTACGACAGCCAACGTCACCGGCACCGGCGCGACCGTGCGCGTGGAGGTCTTCTACTAATGCAACTCCGTATATTAGCGTTTACTTTCGCAGTCCTACTCAGTGCTCCATTCGCGTTCGCCGGCACGCTGGCACCTGGCGGCGGCCCGACGACCGGCGTCCTAGACGCAAATAGTAATGTTGGCATGACCCTCGCCACGACCTTGGCGGGGGAGGATGTCACCAACGATGTCTTGAGGGTGGAGTCTACATTCGACTACGAAACCGTCGCAGCCTCGCAGACCGATCAGGTGATGGGGACCACGGGGGCGGCTGGGGATTTATTGCATGCCGTGCATTGCGTCTGGACGGCGGCACCGGCAGCGGCGACCTCCATTAAGGATGGCGCCGGGTCCGCCATGAACATTTTCGAAATTAAGGGCGGGGCCGGAAGTCAAACTGTAATTCTTGATCTCGTGAGCGCAGACGGAGGCTGGAAGATAACCACATCCACCAATATGACCTGTATTGGGATCGGGAGGTTTAGCTGATGTGGCTGGTACTGTTGCTCTTGTTGGGGCTGGATCTGCCGCAGGCCTACGCGGCTGTTGGCACGTCTGGCCCTGAATCCTGGTACGTCCGTCCGTCTGGCGCATGCCCGCATAGCGGTGATGGCCTCGCGTATGACTGCGCCAGTTCCCCCGGGCAGCCTGGGGCGTTCGTGGATTTCCCGTCGATCGGTTGGGCACCGACCACGGGTATTGACGACGGCGATACGCTGTACGTGTGCGGGACGCATACGACAGGAAAGAGTCTCATCGTGGCGGGGGCGACCGGCAGTGACGGTTCACCGATTACGCTCAATTTTGATTGCCCTGGCGATAGTGGGCTGATCCGGCATGTGACCGCGCACCCGGAAGCCCTAGCCCCTGAAGCATGGACGCACGACGGCGGGGATCGGTGGAGTCTCGTGCTCTCAGGGTATGCCTACCCGCTTCCGCGTCGGCTCTGGATCAATGGCATTGAACAGATCATGTCCAACTCCCTCGCGAATGTTGGAACACGGATCAATAGCCCGACGGCTCCGGTTGCGACCTGGTGGTTTGACCAGGCTGCGAACCGCCTCACGGTGCAGTCCGCCTCAAACCCTGCGGTGGGGGCGGTCAGCGTGGAATCCTTGGCAGCGCGAGAAGTGGGCCATTACGCGCCGATTCGCATTCCGACGAACGAAACCGATTGGGTGCGGGTGGTGAACCCACGCCTAGAGGGCGGGCACTACGCCGCACTGTATTCGCTTGGAGCCGATCACATCACGATTGAGGGCAGCAGTGTTGAGACATGCCGGATTGGGCGGCATGGCGTGCGCGGGCTGTTTATCGCGGATACGAACGGGAACGGGACCGGCGAGCCGTCTGACGATGTGACGGTGACGCGCTGCACCATTGCCCCTGATGCGCCTCTCTCCTATGCGGGCTACGCCTGGGAATGGAACTCTGGGCAGGGTGACGGGATTGATGTGGCGTTCGGCGCGCAACGGGTCCGGTTGCTCTCGAACGTTATTCGAGACTGGCCACACGCGAATCTGTCCATCCGCGCAACGTCGGGGACCGGCGCGGTGCGTGATGTGGCCGTGCACAACAATGTGCTGACGTGCGCTGCGCATGTGTCCTATTGCCGTGGTTTTACGATCGACGGAAACGGGCCTGACCGTGCGACAGGGATTGTGCTCAGCGGGAACATCTTCGACGGGTTCCGGATACGCTCGCAATTGAACGGCAACGGCAACACGCTCATCAGCAACGTGTTCCGCAATCAGCGTCCTGATATTGTGTACGGCAACCGCACTGAGTCGGTCGAAATGCAGGCCTATACCGGCACCTCCTACGGGAACCTGCTGGCCTACAACACCCTCAGCAACGCCCATGCGCCATGCCTCTCGATACGCGGGGAACAACCCACGCTTGCGGGGCACGCCTTGATCGGCAACCGTTTGCTTGATTGCGGCGGGCCGTATATCGCGGGCAGTGAAGATGTGGCGCTGGTCATCCCTGCCGGGGTCGGCACGCAGACGATTGTGAATAACGTGATCTACCACCACGCCCGCCCCTCCTGGGTGCAGTATCGCGCTGCGGGGAAATTACCCGTTGCCGCGTTCGATGCGGCCTGCAGCGGGGACCGGTGCGGCGGGAATATCGAGGAAGGGAGCGCGCAATGAGATGGTTGCTACTCGCATGTCTCCTGGTCGCTCCAGTCTCGGCGCAGGCTGAAGCGGTCCGCTACATCAACAAGGACTTAACCACCGGCAGCAATGACGGCACCAGTTCTGCGAACGCCTATCGTGGCGTCAACGCGCTGGAGCGGTTCAGAGCTGGCTCAGGAGGGAGCACGATTGATCGCGTGATTTTCGAGGGCGCCGGCACCTATCGAGAGATGTTCTCGACCGTGACGACTCGCATTAAGACCGACATCTCATTCACGGCCTCAACACGGACGATCACGTCCGCCTCGTCCAACTTTACCTCACTTGGGTTCCAGACCGGCGACATCATCCGCGTCTTGGGGTCGGCCAGCAATGATCGACAATTCACCGTGGGCACGGTTGGAACGACGACTATGACCGTGGCCTCAACCAACACCATGGCTGACGAGAGTGCAGGGGAGAGTATCAATATCACGGCGGTCAACCGTGGCGCAAACCTAGCGGCCCTTGATCCTGGCGGGAGTGCGGGTGCCACGCGCTATCGGCGCTGGCAACTCAATGGCTCGACGATTGATAGCGGACTCACCTTGACGGCAGCCAACGGGTACACCTGGACGCAATCTGCGGCCAACCCTGCCGAGTGGTACGTACGGCGCAGTGATGGCAGCAACCCATCTTTGGTACAGCCGTTTTGTGGGGTGATCGCAGGGATCTTTATTAATGATTCTGCGGATCTCGACCCAGACATGGGCACGGTTGGGGCACTGACGGGGAGCGCGGCGCCTTCTGGTGCTGTGTCGCCGATGGGGTGGGGAGACAACGATTCGCTGGGGTACTCCACTGTGTATGTGCGCTCCGCTGTCAACCCTGAAGTGCATACGGTGCGGGTGGGGCAAGTACCCGCTGGTGTCTCGACCACATGGGCATGGCACTCGTTTGAGGACGGTATTTTCGAACTAGGAAACCGGAATAGCGGGTCCTCGACTAGCTACGGAGTCGGGATCTCTAATCGCTCTGCCAGCACTTGGTACATCAAGCGCTGCATCTTCCGCTATCAGTCACTGCACGCCATTGACCACAGTAATACGGGGACGACCGAGGCGGTCTCAAACCTGAGTTATTTTTCAGGCCACAGGCACGCCGCGCTCAATGCAGACGGGGCGTTGCGGATCTACAACTCCGTGGATTACGGATCGCATCTGTTCGCGCTCATTACAAGCGGAGTCACGGGGGCGGGAAGCCTTACGATTCGCAACAGCATTGCTGCCTACAACGAAGCCGGGGCCATTTCTAAGGGCTCGGCTACGGCGGTGCTGACCGAGGACCATAACATTTGGTGGCCGCGTTTTGGGGCGGCTGGGGCTGCGTTGGGCTACACGCAGACCGCGAACTGGACCACGACAGCGGCGAGCGACTACCCCCCGTCTGCCGCCACGACGATCAGCACGCAGAGCGCGAACGCAGCGGCGGGTGGATTTGATCCGTTGTTTGTCGATCCGGCTACCCAGAATTTCCGTTTGCAGCCGTCGTCGGTCGGTAAATGGTCAGGCCAGCATGTGATGTTTGCGCGGGATTTTATCGGGCGTCGGTTTTCTCCCTCACATCCTTCACGCGGCCTCTATGAGTTTTCGTCGGGGGCGGCGGTCGAAAGGACACCACGATGACATGGGCGGACGCGAGCGCTGCGCCCTGGTGGGTGACGATCAAAGCGAGACTGACGGACAAACGACGAACGCAATAGGAGGATCTATGCGAGGCAACCAACTGATTTCTCTTCTGAGTCTGTGCCTGCTGGTGGTGATGACGGGCTGCGCTCCGATGACCGATGTGAATAAGATCGGGAACGAGTACGCCCAGCACAGCTACTCACGCAATTTCTGGTGGCCGAATTATGACCGGGCGGTATTCTGTTGGAAGTTGGATGCGAATGGGTTTTGTCCCAAAGAGGACACCCGCGTGGAGACCATTACCGTGACCGCGCAGGAGGCCTCTGGGCAGGCGGCGGCGAAGTCGGCAGTCGGCAGCATGCCGATGGCGTTGGGCCTCGGGCTTGGCTTGGCGCACTCCGGTTCACGCATGACGCAATCGGTCGGCGGCCTGACGATCAACGAAACCTTCTCCACGAAATACATCGGGAAGTAAGCAAAGGAGCATGATGCGACCACCGATCTGGGCGCTCGCCGGCCTGTTGTACGCCGCGGGCGCCCAGGCAGCCGTCACCCTCACCTGGCAGGCGAATACCGAAGCCGACTTGAATGGCTATGCCGTGCAGTATGCAAGCACGTGTGCCGGCCCTTGGGCTGAGTTAGCCACAACCGGCCTGCAGTCGACGTTCACCGACCTAGAGCACAACGATGGAGCCTACCGAGTTGCTGCCTTCGACACAACCGGCCACAAAAGCGCCTTCACGTCGTGTCAGCAGGTCAGCTTTCCGCAGGCCGTCGTGACCACCGTCACGCCATCAGCCGCTGGGGCCACCGTGCGTTGGACCGGCACGGCCACCCGCTTGCGCTACGCCAGCGACGACACCCGTGGCTACACCGAAGTCACCGGCATCCTGCCCGTCCAGGGCTTGTACGTACACCTCCGCCCGTGGAACCGCACGCAAACATGGGTGTGCTACCAGGTTGAAGACGCGGCCACCGGCACTTGGACTGAACAAGGCTGTAACAACTTCAGCAGCGTCGTCTGGGAGCCCAGTCCGACCGATCCAGTCGAGCCTGAGCTGCTCCCGTCCCCGCCTGTGCCCACACCGGATGTCTTTGCCGTGACCGAGCAAGGTAACGTCGTAACGATGATCTATAACGCCATCGATTGTCCGCGCGGCATCAGCCGGTCGACCACCGGCAATAAAGTCCGCACGCTCACCATGACGTGCCTGAAGTAAGGAGTCCCATGCTGTACATCGCTCTCCTGCTTGCCAGCCTGCTGTCTGCTGACTACGTACTTGCCAGTACTGATTATGCCGACGAACCGACCGGCTACAACCAATTGCTCCGCCACCGCTTCAACGACAAGACCAACGGCGGGGCCTGCTTCGACTACTACCCAGACAGTTCCGGCCTGTACGCCTTCATTCGCTCAGAGGCGAACGGCAGCTGGAACAGCTCGCCTTCGCATCTGCGGGAGCAAAAGCCAGCCGGTTCGTCCGTCGGCGGCACGCAGCTGGAATGCTTTTTTTCGGCCCAGCGCAATATCTTTTGGGGCTTTACCTTTCGGACGAGCAATCCTTTCGGCGGGTACAACAACGGCGCAAACAAGTACGGCTTTATGATGACGGATCGCCAAGTCGGTGGTGGGGCCCTTTGGGGCGTCCACTACTACGGGGCGAGCGCCGGCGGTCGTCAGATAGGCATCTTTTTGCAGGCGACCGCCGTCAACAACTGCCATCTGTCGAACTACGTCGGCGACTGTGGCGGCAGCAGCGTCGTCTTTCTGCCGAACGTCAACAGCTCCGGCATCACCGAAGGTGACATTCACAAAGTTCAGATCACGATGAAGCGGAGTTCGACCGAGACGTCACGCGATGGCACCATCCGGGTCGTCGTCGACGGCATCGTCCGCACGAACTACACCAACGTCAACTTCCCGGCGTACAATTTCATCAGTGTGCAGACCAATCACACCTGGGACGGGCAGTGCGCGACGCGCAACCCGAGCGTCGGGCCCACGACCGCTCCAAACGACTGCCGTCCATACGACGACTATTACGACACCGACGACTGGTATGTCAGCGCAGGTGCCGGCGGAACGACGCCAAACCCTGACAGCCCTGCCGGGCCTCCGGCCGTACCGACCGGTCTGAATGCCCAAAAGGTCACACAGTAATGCGCATGCGCCTACTCTGCGTTCTGGTGTTTTGGTGCTGGACCGCCCTGTCGGCCTGGGCGGCCGACACCGTCGTCCTGACGTGGACTGCCAACACGGAGGCCGACCTCGCTGGCTATCGCGTCGAACGTGCCGCCTCGTGCAACAGCACCAGTTGGTCGACGATCGGCACCGTCACCGCGACGACGATGACCGACGCCAGCCCGCTGTCGCCTACGTCGGCCTACCGCCTCCGAGCCTTCGACACGACGAACAACATCAGCGCGCCGAGCGCTTGTGCCCAGGTGACCATTTCGACGCCGCCACCTCCAACGCCGCCACCGCCACCACCTGCGCCTCCGCCGCCGCCCCCTCCACCGTCGGACGGCTACAGCATCGCCTCGGTCAGCCCCTCGGCGACCACCATTCTGGTCAACAACTCGGCCAACATCGTCTTTACCTTGAACACGGCCGCCACGTCGAACTTCGCCATTCCCATCTCGAACGGCAATCCAGCCGCCCTGACGATCGGCGCTAGCAATTGCGTCGTCCTGACCGGCTCGCGTAGTTGCACCGTCACCGTCACAGGTTTGGCTGCCGGTGTCAGCACAGTGACCGGCACGGTCAATGGCGTCGGCACCGCCAGCGTGGTCACCGTCACCACGTCGAACCCCGGCGGAGGCACCCAGCCATTGTCACCACCTGTCCTGCTGTCACCGTCAGCCAGCGCCGTCTTCGACAGCACCACGACAACTGTTACCTTCACCTGGCAAGCCATGGCCGGTGCCGCAAGCTACCGCTTCCGGCTGCTCGACGAAACCGAGGGCACCGCCAACACCAGCGTCCTCTGCCCCGGGGTAAAGATCTGTCTCAACGACCTGACCGGTACGACCAGCGGTCCGCACGCCGTCACTGCCGGCCACAACTACAGCTGGTGGGTCCATTGGGTCGATAGCGCCGGCACGGTCAGCGAAGCTTCCAGCCGGACATTCAGCGTCAACAGCGGCAGCGGGGCTCCAGCGCCGCCCTCCGTTCGCCTCATCGCCACGGCCGCCGACTCCAGCACGGCCTCCATCGAATGGGACGCCGTCGCCGGCACCGCGAACTACAAAGTCTACCGGCGCATCGAAGGTACCTCGACCTGGACCTTCATCGCCACGACATCAGCCACCAGCACCACCGTGGCCATCCCGACCGCCGGCACCTACATGATCCGCGTTAACATCGTCCTCCTGAACGGGACCGAAGTGGAGGCGACCAAGGGGGTTTGGGTCACCCGCTAGGGCTTGGCAGCGCAGGCATTTTCTGTCACACTGAGGGTCGTATTTCTACCCAGGGAGTCGTACGTATGCCAGAGCCGACAGACAGTTTTGAAGCCTCCGCTGGATCTGCTGCCTTTCGCGCCGCCGGTCATACCGTCGTCAACGTCCTGCTCGCCATCGCGATCGTCGGCACGTCTTTCTATGGCGTCTGGACCATCAACCAGCAGACCCTCATGATCCATCAAGAGCACTATGCGATCATGCTTAACCTTGGGCAGCTTACCAGAGCCAACGAAAACGTCTTCCTGAGTACGATGCTGCCCGACAACCGCAAAAAAGACCTACCCCCGTACATCCAAGACCGCGTTCGTGAAATCGTCGAAAGTCGCGCCGCCTCCATTACCAACAGCACCCCGAAAGGCACCCCATGATCGAACGCTTGCTTGGGCCATCATGGAAAACCACGTTGTCTGGCTATGTGCTCGTTGTCTGTGGGTCGACAGGCCTGACGGACGAAATCAGTCCGTTTTTGCCAGAACGTATCCGCTATGCCCTGCATGGCCTGTGCCTGCTCGCGACGGCCTTCGGCCTCCTGTCGGCGAAGGACGCGAACGTCACCCACACGCCAGCGTTGGCCGCCACTGAACCGAAAGTGATCAAACCGTAGGTATATATGCCCTGGACGGACGGTTTCGGCACCTTCAATCGCCTGTACGACTGGCTCACCGCCACCTTTAACCGCGACGCGCGTCGTGATCGCCGCATTGCCGACTTGCGCGCCGCCATCAGGACATGCCTCTATGACACGCACGATGTGGTTCGTCTTCGCGAGTTGCGTACTGAGCTTGACAGCCTGCTCGACGACGTACGTCGCCGTGGATCCTGAGTGCGAAAAGGCGATCGTCCGGCCGTCGGATCTCGAATTTGTCCGCGCCTGGGCCCCTGGTGCCGACATCGCCGACATCCTGATCTCCGGTGAGTGCTATCTTCGCCGCATCGATGACACGATCGAAATCGTCCACCTGCGCAGCGCAAGGACACCGTAATGGCCACCCTGAATGACGTTGTCATCCGCGTGCAGAGCCTGCTCGGCAGCGATCCATCGCTATCCAGCACCGAAGTCGAATCAATGGCCCAGACGCGCTACGAGCATATCTACGAGACGTTTCTGTGGAGCCGCAAGCTGCGGGACTTCGTCATCCAGACGGTCGCTCAGGTGTCCTCCGGCACAACCGACACCGTCACCGTCACCAACGGCAGTTCGACCGTCACCTCGTCCGGCACGCCCTTCAGCGCGGCCATGGTCGGCCGTCAGATCCAGCTCGGCAGTGAACTGCAGTACTACTTCGTCAACGACGTCCCGCTGTCAGGCCAGCTGACGCTCGGCGACGGCGAAGGCAATACCGTCACCTGGACGGGCGCCACGGCCAACGACGTCAGCTGGCGGATCTTCCAGACCATCTACCTGCTACCCGACGGCGCCGACGCCATCTATAGCCTCGCTGGACGCTTCCAGATTGACGAGCTGGATGGCGGCCGCGACACGCTCGACCACAGCGATCCCTATCGTCATGAGACGAACGCCGACCCGCGCTACTGGATGTACGCCGGCGAATCCAGCCTGAGCGTCAAGGAAATCGAACTGTGGCCGGTGCCGACAGCAGCCCGCCTCCTGCGCGGCCAATACATCCGCAAGGCACCCACGCTCGCCAGTTTGTCCACCATTGACATCAGCGTGCCGTATCTGGCGTTCGCCGTCACCGCCGACTGCTGCGGCATGCTACATGCCAAGACCGGCGACCAGTCCTGGGCTACCTTGCAGCTGTTCTATGAACGCAAGTCGGCCGAGGTCGGTGCCGACGTGATGCCGACCGAGCTGACGCGGCTGTCGCTGCCGCGGACCATCGCCCGAGCGCCACGCACCTCCGGCTTGGGCACAACCGACTACGGTGTCAGCCACCAACTCGATGGCGAATAAGCACCGAGTCGAAGACTACCACCCAGAGGACTACACCGGTGTCAAACGCTGGACCCGGGCCGAAATCGATGCCGTCTATACGCCTGAATATCTGGATCGCCTCCAGCGCGCATGTCGTCAAGTGGCTTTGGCCCATGCGTACGGCTGGGGCGCCCTCGACGCCACCGCAGCCGACCGTAAGGAGTAGTACGTATGTCGCTTCCCAATAAGATTAATAGCGCCGACCCGGCTGGCAGCGCCGACCCCGGCACCCTCGACACCATCATCCAGGACTTCAAGACGGCCGTCCTGGACATCCTCGGTATTGCCAACAACACGAACGTCAGCGCCGCCGCCCTGTCGGTGACCGCCGCCGGTCTGCAAAAAGTCATCTTCCAGAACAGCGGAACCAACCCGTCGGCCGCCGGCGAAGTCCAGCGCAACAGCACGGCGTTGAAGTACTACGATGGCTCGGCGGTGCAGACGCTGACGACGAGCGATCAGGCGCAGACGCTGACCAACAAGACGCTCACCGCTCCGATCATCACCCCGACGCTCGAGGCCAGTCTGCCCGCCGCCGGTAGCGAAGGCAAAGTAGTCTGGCTGGACGACGGCCCACAAGGCCTCGTGGGCGACTTCGGCAGCGCCGTCGCGCACCTCTTTGGGTACAACTGGATCGCCGGGGCCTACTCGACGCTGAACGCCGCCCTGTCGGCCATCAGCAGCACACAGGCGACCCTGGTGATCGGCAAGTCCTGCGCAGTGACTACAAACGTCACCGTGCCGGCCAACGTCACCCTCGACTTCCAAGGCCAGGGCAGCTTGGCGATTGCCAATGGCGTGACTTTGACGATCAGCGGGCCCATCAAGGCGCCGCGCCGGCAGATCTTCACCTATACCGGCACGGGTGTCGCCATCCTCGGCAACACTGCCAGCCAGACCTGGGTCTACCCGGAGTGGACGGGTGCTGGTGTGGGCGTCGCCGCTGCCACCAACCTCGATAACATCAACAATGCCATTGCGCTGTTTCCGGCCGGCGGCTCCGGCACCGTCGATTTCGCCGGCGGCATCTACGACATCGACGATCAGATCCTGACGGCTGGCCGCCATCTGTGGTTCAAGGGCGCCGGTACGTACGCCACGATCATCAAACAGGCGACGTCCTCCAGCTTGATCCACGGCATTCGCGTCACCGGCACCAGCAAGTTCCTCCGCGTCACCGATCTGTCGATCAACATGGCGGTCGCGTTGACTGCCGACAACGGACAAAAGGCCATCACCGTCGACGCCAACAACGCCAGCCACTGGACCAGCACGGCCGGCTTCGTTCTCGACGTCCACAACGTCAACTCCGACGGTTTCAACTTCGGGATTTATGTCGACGGTGGCGTCGATCAAGCTGTCTACCTGGCCACCATCAAACAGTGCAACATCCGCTGCACGACGATTGGTTCCGGCGGACCCGTCAGCAATTGCATCACGACCAGCAATTGTCTGCTCGCCATCGTTGAAGGCAATATCCTGGACAGCAATACACAAGGCGACCATTGTATCTATTGCCTGCAGACGAGCGGCTTGTTCATCCGGTCGAATCGCATCGCCAATTCGATTAGCGAGGCCATCAAGCTGACGCACTTTACCGGCGGTGCCGGCAACGATGCCACGCAGCTGTGGTCGGCCGTCCACAACGACATTCGCAACAGTAATGCCGCCTGCACCATGCAGTCCGACAGCTTCGACCATGCCCTGATGCAATTTGAGTATAACTACTGCGATACGATCGGCGACGGAGGCAGCAGCAACAGCGCCGTCACATTTGTCGCCGTCGAGACGACCGGCGCCAGCAAGATCAAGAAAATCGCCTTCGGTCACAACGTCATGAAAGACCTGCAAGCCCGGGCGTTCTTGTTCAGCGCCGGGGCCTCCTCCTCCATCGACTATGTCAGCGGCCCGGACCTGCACGTCGTCAACTGGAGCATCGAGTCGGCCGGCACCTATCGGGCGATCGACGCCGACAGCGGCGGGACCAAGCGCAAAGCCTTCTTTAGCGGCTATTTCGACGGCAATAGCAATGGCCGGTCGGCCAGCGGCGAATCCGGCCTGATCAGCACCTTCTCCGATGTGGACGTCGGCCCGCTGTATATCACCGGTACGACCGTCGTTGAAGCGAACGACAAGCGGACGATCATGGGCAGTTCGGTGTCGACCGCTCGCATGCCGGCCGTCGCCACCACGCTGTATACCAGCACGTCGACCGGTGCCAACACCACCGAGACGGACCTGCAGTCCTACACCCTACCAGCGAACGTCCTCGGCACCAATGGCCGCGCGCTTCGCATTCGCGCCTGGGGTGATACCGCCGCCAACGGTAACACCAAGACGATCCGCCTGAAGTTCGGCGGCACCACCCTGCAGGTAAACAACACCACGGCGGCGCCAAACGGCCTCGACTGGGTGACTGAGGCCTACGTCGTCCGCATCAGCAGCGGCCAGCAGACCTACAGCTCCTTCATGCTGATGAGTACGACGCCGCAGGACACGATTAGCACGGCCATCTCGATCACCGATACAGCGAACATCATCATCAAGGTCACCGGGCAGAACGGCACAGCCAACGCTGGCGACATCAGCTGCCGCGGTATGGTGGTGGAGGTGTTGTAACGTGCCTCGTGGCAAGATCAAACACCAACTGCTGCAGTACCCCGGCGGTGTCCGCGAAGACTTGAACTTCGCCGCTATTCCGGCCGACCGGTGGCTGTCCAGCAACAACTGGCTGATCCGGGACGGCGAAGGCCGACCACGGCCGGGCTACACGCTGCTGGCCACCACGGCGGACGAAAGCCGCATCATCGGCATCGGCTATCGCGGCAGCCCGCTGGACGGCACCAACGTCGTCGTCCATACGACAGACAATGCGTACTCGTACAACGGGACGTCGCTCACGGCCATCACCGGCACCTGGGCGGTCAGCAGCGCGACCCAGCCGGTTCGCTTTGCCAGCTATGTGCAATCCGGCACGACGTACATTCTGCGGGTGAACGACGCCAACAGCCTGCACGAATGGGACGGCGTCGGCACCGACTTTGTCCAGACGGGCGGCACGCCACCGGCCAGCGCCCGCGACATCTGCGTCGCCGGCGGCCGTGTCATCCTGTTCCGCCCCGGCGGCAACGACTATCGCGTCCAATGGTCCGGCTTCAACAATCGCGCCAGCTGGGGCGTGAACGACTTTGCAGAATTGCGCGACACGCCCGGCGTGGTCACAGCAGGCCGCCCGCTCGGCCCGAACAGCTTCGCCGTGTACAAGGAGGACTGCGTCTACGTGGCGTCACTGCAGGCCGCCCTGCAGCCCTTCCAATTCCAGTTCGTGGGCCGTACCAGCGGACCCGCCAGCGCCAGCGCCCTCATCGAGCAAAACGGCATCCATTACTGGCTGGGCGAGGACGGCAACCTGTACCAGTTTGACGGCAATCGGATCCAGCCCTATGGCGAGCCGCTGGCCGACACTCTCAAGCAGCAGTTCTCGATCAGTGAACGTCGCCGGTCCTTCGCCTTCAGCGTCAGCACACAAGAGCCCGAGATCTGGTTTGGCTACCTGAAGGCCGGCACCAGCGACACCGTCCGAGCCATCAACCAGAACCTCAAGACCGGTGCCTTGTTTCCGCATACCTTCAGCGACGAAATCACCGCGGCAGCCGAATGGCTCACCCAGTCGACCAGCACCATCGACTCCCTGACGAACTACAGCGCGACGATCGACGGTCTGTCCAGCGTCTACGCTAGTATCGATGCGATGTCCGGCGAAGGCATTGGTGTCCGCAGTGTGCTATTCGGCGACAGCAGTGGCAACGTCTACGCCTTCGGCCAGGCCCAGAACGACGACGGCACCGACATCACCTGGCACTTCGAACACGGCTGGCAGGCGCCTGCGCAGATCGGCACCCGCATGTACTGCGACGGCCTCGTCAGCTACTGGCGCAAGATGACCGAGGCCCTGCAAGTCACCGTCGACCTGTCAGTCAGCGACAGCCTCGGCGACGTTGAAACGCCGCAGAGCAAGACGTTCTACCTGAACGAGGACAGCGAACACCTGCTGACGTTCCCGAACACCCGCGGGCAGTTCTGGAAAGTTAAGCACAGCGGGCAGGCCGCTCGGAGCACGATGCGCCACCGTGGCGCCGCTTTGATGGGCTGGCCCATCGGCATGGTATAAGTACGTAGGAGCAACGATGCCCACCGTCGCTAGCGTCAGCAGTTTCGCCGGCAACGGCGTCGGCCCGTTCACCTGGGCGCACACCTGCAGCGGTGCCGACCGCCTCCTTCGCGTCACCGTTTCGCACTACGACAGCAGCGATCCGGTGACCGACATTACCTACAATGGCGTGGCCCTGACGGCCGTGCCCGGCGGCGCGACCACGAATGGTCAATACTGGATCACTGCGTACTATCTGATCGCGCCCGACGTCGGTACCTACAACATTGTCGTCACGGTGTCGGGTAACGTCTTCGATCTCGGTGCCGGTGCCATCTCGTACAACGATGTCCACCAAACCGTGCCGTTGGGCACCGCCGTGACCGCCACAGGCACCGGCACGACACCAACAGTCGACGTCAGCAGCGCCACCGACGAACTCGTCGACGACGGCCTCGTTATCGTCCACGGTGGGACGTTGTCGGTTGGCGCCGGCCAAACACAGCGCTGGAACGCCATCGCCTCCTCCGGCTTTATCAAGTATGCCGGCAGTACGGAGGTCGGCGCCGCCAGTACGACCATGTCGTGGTCCAACAGCAGCAGCCAGACGTGGGCCATCGTCGCCGTGCCGATCAAGCCGACGGTCGGCGCACCCGCGACCAGCATCGTGCCCCATCAAGCCTACTATCGCCGAAGGAGAGCCGCATGAGGTATTTGAAGCAGAGTACGTCGGTTGATGTTCCGATAGGCCCATTCCTCGATGAGACGGACGGTCGCACCGCCGAGACGGCCCTGACCATTACCCAGCCGGACATCCGCCTGAAGAAAAACGGCGCCAACTGGGCGCAGAAGAACGCTGCACAGACGTTGTCCCACGAGGAGAACGGCTTTTATGAGGTCACGCTGGACGCCACCGACACCGGCACCCTCGGGCTGCTCCGGCTGGCCGTGTTCGAATCCGGCGCTCTGCCCATCTGGGAAGACTTCATGGTCGTCACGGCGAACGTCTACGACAGCCTCTTCAGCACCGATGTCCTGGACGTCAGTGTCACCCAGGTCAACGGCACTACGGCACCCAACCTGGTCGGCGGACGGTTCGATGCCAGCGTGGGCGCCATGGCCGCCGGTGTGATCACCGCCGCGGCGCACGCGGCCGGCGCCATCGATGCCGCGGCCATTGCTGCCGACGCCATCGGAGCTAGCGAACTGGCGACCGATGCGGCCAACGAAATTGCCGACGCCCTGCTGGATCGCGCGAACGCCATCGAAACGGGTCTGACGTTGCGCCAAGCCCTGCGCCTGATTGCCGCCGCCGACGCAGCTAAGCTGTCTGGCGCAGCCACCGCCACGGTGGTCATCCGCAACGCCGTTGCCGATAGCAAGGACCGCATCACGGCGACGGTCGATGCCGACGGCAATCGCAGCGCCATCACCTACGACCTGACGTAAGGACGGCCGATGTTCGCACGCCGCTACTTCGCTCCGCGGTACTTCGGCCGCCGCTATTGGGTTAAGGCCAGCGTGGCCCCGGAGACGATCAACGTCCAGGCGACGCCCAAGCTGGCCAGCCACGTCGATCTACCACGGCCGGCCGACACGACGAGCGCTTTCGGCCGCTGGGCCGACGACTTGATCCGCCGCCTGCAACGTGCCTTCGAAACCATCATTTATACGCTCAACGCCGTGTCGATCACGGACGTCCGGGCCAACCGCGTCGACCACGACCTGCTGAACGGCAGTTTCTATACCAGTACCGACGTCGGCATCACCTACGTCGCGCACAACGATGTCTGGTCGCCAGTCAGCAGTCTATCCGGCCGTATTGTGACCACGTCGGCCAGCACCTACACCCTCACCCGCCTGGACTCTGTCCTGCTGGTCGATGCCACGTCCGCTGCCTGCACCGTGGCAGTGCCAGCCGCAGCCGACTACACCGACCGCCAATGGATCGTCAAGAAAATCGACGCCAGTGCGAACGCCGTCACCCTCGATGCCACCGGGGCCAACACGATCGACGGGGCCGGCACCCTCGTGCTGGCCAGCCAATGGGACGTCGCCCATATTGCCAGCAACGGGACCGCTTGGTTTGTCGTGTAAAGTTCGCTATACTGAGCCGTGAGCACACTCGTACGTATCACTAGGGATTCACACGCAGCCCTATGGCCAGCTGTCGTCGATCGCATCGCCGCCTTCAGCCGCCGCTATGGCGCCAAGCCGGACGCCTTCATCCACAATCTGTGGACACTGTTTGCGGCGAAGTCACCCTTGCTGGGTATCTGGGCCGCCATGCCCGACGTCAGTCCGTACGACATCACCACACGTCCCATTGGTCACATCGTCACAACGATCGAGCCGTTTAATGGCGCCACTGTGGCGTGGGTTCAACAGTGTGAAATGGATACGCGCACGCCACAGATCTTTGTCGACACGTTCCTTACGCAGATGGAAGCGTGGATCGCCGAGGCGAATGCCATACTGCCCCCGGCGAATCATGTCACCGAAACGCTCTTCATGACGACCCGCGACACCGAAGTCTGGACACGTCGAGCCGGCTTCGACTTGCACCGAACCATCTATCGACGCCCTGTGAGGTAACAACTATGGCCGGAGGTGGTGGACAAACCAGCAGTACCGCAGGACCGAATCCTGTCACCCAAGGAGCCTTTAGCGGTGCGAACGACGCTGTGCGCACCGTTCAAAACCAGCTCCCGATGGGACTCTTTACCAATTGGAATCCGGCCGCCGTCGCCGGCATCGCCCCGCTGCAACAGTCGGCTATGCAGGCCGCCGTTGCCGGCATGCAGGCACCCTCCGGCCTCGACAGCCTCATGCGCATGCAGAACCCGCTGGCCATGATCGCGGCGAACCAATTCGACATGGCGCGCGCCAATCCGATGATGTCGCAGATCATGGGTAAGCTCGGTTTTGATGGCGGCGCCGGCCAATCGCCCATGAACACCGGCGCTGACCTAGCCGACCAGATCCCGGGTGCCCCGCAGGCCCAGCTGTTCAACATGCCGCCGGTCAGCCCCAGTCTTGTCGGTCAAGCTGCTCCAGGACTGTATACCAGCGCCTCGCCCTTCGTTCGCGACAACAACGCCTGGTCCTCGCCCCTTCAAGATCAAATGGCACGCTTGCAGGCCAGTCTGCAGCAAGGGTAACGCATGGCGATTCCACAAGCGATTCCAGATTGGACACTGCAGCAATATATGCAAGGCAGCCCGGGCCAGTCGCCCGCGCTCCAGGCCGGCGTCGACGCCTTCAACATGGCGCAGATGCCCGTCATCCAAAACCAAATGCAACTCGCAGGGCTTGGGCAATCGCCTGCCGTGGCGCAATCCGCCTCGATGGGCCTGAGCCAAGCCCTGACACCCCTCATTCAGTCGGCTATGTCGAACCAACTGCAGGCCGTGCAGCTCAACCAAGGCCAGACCGGCCTGGATCAGTCGGCGGCCAACCTGGCCGCCAACATCTACAACCAGGACTACAATCGCCAGATGCAGGCGATGAACAATGCCGGCCAGACGTTGCTCGGCACGGCAGCCAGCATCAACGCCCCGGCGACCCAGCTGCAATACGCCGGCCAGCAGCAAGGCATCGGCAATCTGGCTGCTGCCGGCCAACTCCAGCAGGACACAACACAGAATGTATCCGATGCCAGCCGGAATGAATTTCTGCGCCTGCAAGGCTTGGGCGAAGCCAGCGGCACCGGCATGCTCGGCGGTTTCAGCCCCGTCACCACCACGACCTCACAATCATCTAAGTAGGAGGCCTTATGGACTTCAGCAAGCTCATGCCGCTCGTCGGAATGGCCGGCGGGGCAGCACTCGCGCCCTTCACCGGTGGCGCTTCGATGATTCCGGCAATGATGGGTGCCGGTGGTATGATGGGCGGTGCCGCTGGCGGCCTGATGGGCGGGCCTCCGCCGCCACCCGTTGCCCCGCCGCCGACCGGTATGATGGCCGCGAAGCCGCCAACGGCCGGTGCCACCGCACAGCAACTCCAGCAACAGATGATGCAGCGACCGAAGCCGCAATTCGGCGGAGGCATGTAATCGATGTATAGCCCAAAGCCCACACGCAAACCCGGGGATCCGCCGAAGCTGCCGACGACGCAGCAACCGCCCGAAGACATTATGCGGCAAGCGGCACCGCTCAATGAGCCGCCTCCGCCGCCGATGCGGATGCCCCCGATGCCGACGCCCGGTGACGCCGAAGGCATGGGGCCTGGCGTGCCGCCCGGGCCGTCACTCTCCGACACCAGCAACGTCCTGGCTGCCAACCCCGGCGGCATGGGCATACCCATGGACATGAACGGCGCCGGCGTCATGGCCAATGGTGCCCAACTGGGCCCCGGCAGTATCGCCCCCGGCAGCGCCAGCGGCCTGCCTGCCAACGGCACCCCCTGGACACCACAGGACAAGATGATGGCCGCGTACCTCGCCGCGACACTCGGCGGCTCCGTCGGCACCATGTTCAAACGCCCGGCGCCACCGCCGCCCATCAGCCCCATGGGCCCCGTCAACCCTGCGCCGGCCAGCACCCCGACGGCCAGCCAGGCCGCCCTCGGCTTGGCCACCAATCGCAAGTCCGGCAAGAGCGGCTTTGGAGGTCGCGGCTAGTGCAAGGACAATATCTATTCGGCGACGTACCCATGGATCCTAACGACGAGGCTCTGCATCCGCCGTGGACGACGATCCCGAACGCCATGGCGCAATTCACAGCCTTTGGCCTGGGTCCGACGCCATACACGGCACCACCTGAGGCCCCCGGCGGCCTGCAGACCATGGCAATGATGCCCCCGCTGCCCGGCATGCCCGGCTTACCGACGCTCACCGCTGGTCCGGCGCTCGACGCAGGCCCCAACGCGGGCCAAAGCACACAAGGCGGCGGCTTCAGCGACTGGGCCCTGCCGCTCGCCGCCGGTCTAGCCGGTGCCGCCTCCGGCTATGCTACGCACGGCAACCCACAGACGGTCCTGCAGGGCCTGTCGCTGGCGCACCGTGCCCAGCTGATGCCCAAGCCGGAGCAGCTCCAGCAGCAACAACAGCAGAAGATGATCCACGACCTGATTATGTCCGGTAAGCTGTCGCCGCAGGCGTTGCAACGGCTCGGCCAGCAATACCCCTGGGCTGCCCCATACACCGAAGCCATGCTCCCGACGGCTCAACGCCAAGCGAAGCTCCAAGGCTACGTCGAATCGCAAATCCCTGGCTTCAATGGACCTCCTCCGGCTCCAGTAGGCAGCCCACCGCCAGATGGCGCCCAATCAAGCCCGTCTTTGCCGCCTCCGGTCGGTGCCGCACCTGGTGCGCCCGCTTCCGGCACGCCCGCTGCCTCTGGCTTCAGCTATCTGCCCGATATGTCCATGGACAGCAAAGGTGACGTCACCATGGGCATCAAGCCGCACGCGCAGCCGAAACCTACAGAGTTTGAACAACGGCTAGCTGCCGCCCGTAGCGGCTTGCAGACACCCGATGAACGTATTGCCGCAGGCCTTGACAAGCCTCGTGAAGAACCGCCGAGCATCCAGGCTAACCGTGCCGTCGACCTACTCGACCAGCAGATCACCGCCTTGCAACAGCAGTTGCAAACCAATCCGCACCCGGTGCTGGGCCGCCGCCTCAACGAATTGATGACGGCGCGCGACATGCTCGTACAGAAACAGTCGTTTGATCCGCAGTCACCGGCTGGTAAAGCCACCTTCGACAAGATGGCCGCCGATCGCCTCGGCGACCCGTATGCCCAGAACACGTTGACGGCTGCCGCCACCGGCTCAAGCCGCATGCCAATGGAATCCGCCCAGGGTAAAGCCTACGAGGACGAACGTCTGCTACGCGAAGGCCGCAGCATGAACACCGACGACCCACAGTTGCAGTCGATGCGCCGCGAAGCCGACAACGCGGCCCTTGGGCCGAAGCCCGTTGCCGACGCCGTCCAAGGCTCGCAATCCCTCGATGCCATCAAGTCGCAATACGGCGAAGACTCTGCCGAGTACAAAAACGCCGCGGCCGCCTTCCAGCGCGACGTGCTAAAGAAGCCCCAACCGTCCGTCTCGGACGCCAACACCATGCGTAGCCAGTCGCTGCAGATGTCGCGCGACTACAGCACAGCCCGTAACAACTATCGCCAAATTGAATCTGTCATCAAGGCGCCCATTACCCCACAGACTGAACGCGTCATCGTCATGTCCCTGATGCACGTCCTCGAACCAGACAGCGCCGTGATGAAGGGTGAATACGATACCATTCGCGAAACAACCGCCATCCCAGACGCCATGAAACGTTGGATCCTCGAAAACTGGAGCGGCCTGGGCCAAGGTCGTATCCTTACCGACACCCAGGTGTACGACATGGTCGACCAGGCTCGCCGCGTCTACATGTCGCGCCTGCAATCACACACGGCGAACATGAAGGAAATGTCTGGCGTCGCTGAGCGCAACATGCTGAATCCAGATGACGTCACCACCTACCAGCCCGACGGCCTGGACCGCAGCTATCTGAACCCTACCCCTGTGCCGACGGCCGTTCTGCAGTCTGCGAAGCAGCGGGCCGACACGCTCGCCCCGCCGACGTCCACCGAAATGATGTCGCGTAACAACGCCATCTTCCGCGAACTGGTCCTCCGGGCCGGCTACAATCCCTACGGTGAGGTTGCGCAGTGAACATTGACGATTGGCTCAGCCAAGGCAGCACCCAAGGCGCCACCAAAGTGCCGCCGCCCGGCGCGCCTCCGGCGCCTGTGGCTCCGCCGACCGGCTTTGCGCCACAATTCCAGCCGTACGCTAGCCTCGTTTCCGATACGTCAAAAAAGTATGGCGTCGACCCGGCCGACATCTACGGCATCATGAAAACTGAGTCGAACTTTAACCCGAACGCCGTCTCGCCCGCGGGCGCCGAAGGCCTGATGCAGATGATGGGTCCGACGGCTGCCGAAATGGGCATCGTCGACCGACGCGACCCGAAACAATCCATCGAAGGTGGGACAAAGTACTATAGCCGACTGTTGAAGCAATTCGGCGGCGACCGCGATAAAGCTTTGGCGGCCTACAATGCCGGGCCTGGTCGAGTGGCCAAAGGCGGCCCGCTGCCTGCCGAAACACAAGCCTACGTTCCGAAGGTGCAGAAGGCCCGAAGTGAATTCACGCTGCCTGACACGGCGATCCAACAGGCCAATGATCAGGTCTATGCTGATACACCTCCGGCACCGGTGCCCGTGCCGACGCTGACTGACAAAGCTGGCACGCCCAAGCCGACGTCGATTGACGCCTGGCGTACCACCGCAACACCTCCGCCAGGCGGCGGCTTCTTCGACACGTTGTCACACCCAGAACGAGCGATTACCGGCGCATACGACATGGTCAAACATGGCGCCCAATGGGCCAAAGAGCACCCGCGCGAAGCCGGTCGTATCGCAGTCGAACTGGCGGCGATGACAGGCGGCGCCATGTTGGCTCCAGAAGTCGCCGTCCCGATCGCAGCCGCACGCTTCCCGACACTCGTGGCCCGGATCGCCCAAATTGCCAGCAAAGCAGGCGGTGCAGCCGTCGGCGGTGCCGTGGGCAGTCTGGCCAGCGAAACCTTCGATCCGTCCAAGTCGCCACAGGACGCCGTCAAACGTGCCGAACAGGCGGCCGAAGGTGGCGCGCTCGGCGAAGGCGCCGGTCGCGCTGCCGTCCGCGGCCTCGAATGGCTCGCCGCCCCCTACCGCAGCCGTCTGACGCCCGACGCCACGCGCACCAAGCAGATCCTTGATGCCCAACGGCAGCCGCACGAGACGCGAGCGATCCCGCCGAGCGTCCTCGTCGACAGCCCGGGCTTCAACATCGTCGAAAAATCTCTCGGGGCAACGATCGGCGGCGGCACCATCAACAAAGGTCGCGAACAAGCAGAACAACTGGCCACCCGAGCCTTTCGCGATTACCCAAACCAATTCACCAGCCAAGGTAGCACACAGGCCGAACGTGGCGGCCACCTGCAACAACGCTACCAGCAGGAGCTGGAGGCCTTCAAACAACGCATGGACGCTGGCTACGCCACGGTCGATCGCCTCAACGCCCAAAACCCCATCTGGGTCGACATCGAGCCGATCAAGCTCGCCGCGGCCCAACGGTGGATCCAACACAGTGGCGGTATCGTCGACGGTGCGACGACGAAACTCGTCAACGACCTCCTTCGCCGCCCCAATACCGTCTCTTTTCGCGACGCCGCACAACTACGTAGCGACTTGATGAAGCTGCGCGACCCGGAAGCCGTCGTCCAGGGCCAGGTGCCCGCCATGGGCGAAAGCCTCTCGCAGGCCCTAGACCGCCAAATCGACCTCGCCGGTAACGCCTTGAACCCGCAAGCCCTGGCCGCCTATCGCCTCGTCAACCGTATGTACCGCGGCGACCCGCAACGCGGCCTCATCGGCATCCAGCAGTTCGAAGACCCAAACATCGCCCGCTTGATGAACGGTCCATCGGACGCCCTGGCCGGCGGCCTTTTCGGCAAGAACCGCCCTGTCCGCATGGATGCCATGCGCCAACTGCTCGGCCGCCCCGAGGACACGACTGAATTCCGTCGCCTCTTCACTGAACACCTCGTGAACGAAGCCGGTGCGGACCCGTCTGGCAAGTCGCTCACCAATGTGCTCTTCAAGTACGGCGACACCCTCAACTCAGTAATGGGCCGCCAGCACGCGAACGACTTGCGCGCCATCGCCACTGCCATGGAACGTTCCCAAGGCAGCCTGAGCAACACACATCAAAACCTGATCCGTGTCGGCCAAGGTAGCGTCGCCATGTCGATGATGTACAGCAATATGCAACCCGGACGGGCTGCCGCAGTGATGATTATCCCGGGCGCGCTCTCATGGATGCTGATGCGTCCACAAGTGGCCCATTGGCTGTCGATCGGCTACACGATTCCACCGACTGCAAAGGAAGCTGTTCGCGTCGCGGCACGTATCAAAGCTCTGGCGGCCGCCGACAAAATGCCCGTCTACGAAGTACCCGCTAGCTGGTTTGGACCGGAAGGACCGCCTCCTGGGGCGCCGCCTCTGCCGGTTCAGCCGCCGAATCCGGGATCCGCCCGGCCGCCTGCCACTGATACCACTTCTTCCGGCCGGTAAAGTCGACCGCCACCCGGCCGCCCTGCATCAGTGTGTCCACGACACCGTTGACCGTCTTGGCCATAATCCCCCGCCCACTGCACTTATGGACTAAGGTCGAATGGTCGATACGTCCGGCCTGGCGGATATAGGCACTAATCGTCTCCAGCTGATCTGACTCGGGTCGGCTTTGCGCCACCCGGACCAACGCCGCCCCCGGGCTCCAGCGCTCGCGCACCAAGTCGCGTGCCCGTATCGCATGCTCGCGTGTCACCGTGTACGACAGGTCGCAGGCCGCCAGCACCATACACAACTTCAAGAACAGATCGTCATCGCGCTGGTACATTGGCCGCAAGAACATATCGGTCGGCACCTCGCGTGACTGCATCCACTGCACCCGCACCACCTGGGCTTCGTGGGTCATCGCGACCGGCCCAGCCATCTGGGCAATCTGCTCGAGCTGCCCCTGGCACAGCCGCAACAGATCGTTGTAGTTCGGCGGAAAAACGGCCTCCACCCAGCGGTCCTGATAGGTGCCGACGATCGTCACCGTGCGCCCAAAGAACCCGCTGAGAATAGCCTCCGGCGACAGCGACTTCTTCAGCCACGATTCCGTCGTCCCGGCGAGCCAATTGAGAATGTACTTCTCGATGACGACGTCACCCCAAGTCCGCGTACCCTCGGTCATCGGCACCGGGCTGCCGCTGTACAGATCGGTCAGGTTGGCAATGAACGACTCGGCGATCGGCCCGCCCGCGCCCAGACTGTTGTACAACTCCGGGTAGACGATCCATGGTGCCTTGTTCGCCTCCTGCTCGGCCACAACCGCCTCGCCGCGTTCGCGTTTGGTCGTGCGCCCGCCCAAGATGTCCAGCAAGCGCTGCTTCGTCAGGCCACCGCGCAGAATCCGGCTCAACACCGACGGCACGCCTTTCGCGTGCGCCAGTGCCGTGTCGATGGCCTCGCCCTTGCCACAGCCACTCGGCCCCACCAGCAGCACATACAGATTCGGGTACACCTGCTTCTTCAACTTCTCGATCCAGACCCGGTCGGCCAGTGCCGCCGCCACGAGCGACAAGCAGGCCCACCGGTGGAACGCTGGGGGCGTAAACGTCACCCCAGCGGTATGGATATACCGATCGAGGAAATTCATGGATGTCGTTGAAGGTCGAATCGAAGCTGATTAACTGCCGTGTTGATGGTTCACCTTGTCTGTGACTTTACGTAAAAACACCCAGACGTCCCGCATCTCAGCACCTATGGCCGCAATTGACACACCGGTTCCAGATCAGCCGATACTCCCCCACGACCGACTCTCGCACCATCAATCCAACACTTCCAGGGACTGTGCATCGAGGGCAAACCTGTCGCCGCGGGAGTCGCTCAATCCAGCGGGCTCCATACGCCTGCCCTCCGGCAATGGGGGCAACGTTGGCAACGGCCTCTGTGACCGCACCCACTCGCCGATCCGTTGCACTACCAGATCCAATTCGTCGAGCGAGAACAGACCATTGCCAGTCAGCTGGATTTTGCCCCGGCGCCCCGGCTTCAGTTCCACTTTGCTGCTCCCCGCGCCAAACGTCAAAGCGGGCACCATTGATCGCACGCGTTTGCTTGCCATTCCGTCCTCCTCCTTCGTGTGTCATGTTACGTACTCACCCTCCCTTCGCCCACGCCCGTCAGCCCTTACCATAGCACGGAATCGCCGGGTGTCAACCGACGGCCGCCGTGGCCAATTCCCGCTGACTGGCCAGCAGCTGCCGGCACTCGCCCTCCAGCTCCTCACGCGTCGGAAACCGCAGATACTCCTTCGACATTTCCCAGCTGGTGCCGATCTTCAGCGTCGCCGGAATCACGAGCGGACACCGGCCACCGTCGTACGGCAACGGCGTCTCCAGGTGCTGCTTCAGGAACCAGGCGACGTCGTAGGCCGTCTCCGGCGGACAGCAGACAATGATCGCATCGTGGACTTGCAACGCCAGCCGTGTCATCGCCCAGGCGACCGATCGCGTCCGCCGCCGTTGCTCATGTAGCCACGTCCACAACGGAATAATCCCATTGAGGTTCGTCATGATGCCGCAGTCACTCTGCGGCCGGTAGGCATAGGCCCGCCGGTACACCGCGTCGTCCAGCCGGTCGTACCGAAACGACAACGCCCAGCCCCACACATTGGTAACGCTGCGATCGCGCATGACGGCGATCCGGGTCGCCCGCTGCCACTCAGCAATCTCCGGGTCGGCCGCCATAATCGCATCGATCATCGTCTGCGCTTCGTCGGGCGTGATGACGACGCCCTTCTTGAGGAGGTTTTCGGAGTGCGTTTTTCCGCCCATGCCGTAGTTGCCGGCGTGGCGGCTCGTCTTGCCAAGGGTGCGCTGCGGTTTGGTGACGGCCGCGAGGTCGACATTGAAGATCGCCGCCGCGGCGCGCTTGTGCTCGTCGTTTTCCCAGGGCTGCGCCTGCGCCCGCCAGAGGAGGTCTTTGTTGCCCGTGAGGAGGTACGCGAGGACTTTGACGATGCGGTCTTCGGCCTGGCTGGCGTCAAGCTCGATGAATACCGTCCCAGGATCAGATAGATAGTGTCGTCGTACGGAATGATCGACATTCTGCAAATTTTGACCGGTCCGCCCTGGATTCTTGCTGCTAGCCAGTCGATGAGTCTCTGTTGTAAATTTGTACTGGCACCGTACACGATGATCCGCATCGGCGACGCCCTCCTTGATAAAGTCCTTGATCTTGCCCGTCCGCCGATACGCCAGGATCAGCTCGACGAGCCGCCCGCAGGCCGCCTTGTGCCGCAGTGCCAGGCTCCGCAGCGCCACCGAGTCCGCCGTGGTCGACTTCTCCCCGGTGTCCTTCCGCAGCCGTTCCCGCTTCGGCAACCGCAGCACCTCGTACAGTACCTCCTGCAGCAGCTTGTTGCTGATCGCCTTCGTCGCGATAATCGACTTGCCGTACGGCGTCCCGTCGCGATACTTCACCGCCTGCGTCGTCTCGAGGTCCAGGTCGACGCGATGCGCCGCCAACGCCACATCCAACTGCTGCAGGTGCGCCGCCTTCGTATGCGGATCCTGCCGTACCCCATCAAGCATCATCTTCAACAACGGGTCAAACAACGGCGGGTAATGCTGCAGATAGCGCCCCAGCTTACCATCCGCCTCCAACACCGGCACGATGCGGTCCTTGATCTCATACGTCACGGCACTGTCCTTCGCACAATACCGCCAAAAGTCATCGATCGACTTCACGTCCTCAAAGTCGCACTCCCCGTCATCATCGTCCAAGTCCTTCGCATCGTCCTTCCAATACGGCTCACGGGTCCACACGCTGGCCAACTTCGCCAGGCTGTGTTTGCTCGCGCTGTCGTCCGCGTGGCTCAGGCACAAGGTGTCCCACTTGTGGTTCACGACGTCGATATCGCGCTCACGCTTCAGGTGAAACCGATCGAACAGCCCGTTCTGCAGGATCTTCGCCACCGGGTGCTCACAGACCGCCTTGACCAACTGCCACACATACTGCACGTCCGCCTTATTCCCCCAGTAGTCGGCTGTCGTCGGCACACAGATCGCCCAATTTGCCGCCGGCGCAAACGCAATGCAGGTAATCCGGCTCGGTCCATACGACTTGGTAATCTTCGTCTTCCCCGACTTCAACACCTTCTCCCGCAGGACGATCTGCCTCGGCGTCTCGATATCGATACTCACCGCTTGGAACGCCGGCAAGTCCCGAACGAACTGTTCGACGTCCCGCATCGTCGGCCGGATATGCAACGCCCGCTCCGGCAGCCGCAGCTCGCGGAACTGGCTGTCGCCGGCGATGCGCGCCCAATCATACCGGCACCACCGCTCGAGCGTCGGCGTTCGAAACGTCTCCTGTGGATGCAACGTCGGAATCACCTTGATGGCCCGGCCGCGCCCGTCGACATACTGCAGAATACTCCCCCGCCACTTCGACAGCTTCCGCTTGCCCGTCAGCGCCGTCAGCGCCACCTCGTCCATCGGCACGATCACCCACGGGTCGGTCAACTTTGCCAGCCGCTGATGCAGCTGCTCGACCGCGTACTCCACCGCCGCCTTCGGTTGCGTCCGCAGGTTGTCCTTCGTCACCCGATCCGTCACCAGCGTCGTGACATACACATCGCCGCGACGTAGGCCCACGGCCGCCAACCACTCCTCAAAACGAGAGCCCGCCGGTCCGACCAGCAGGCCCTCTTTGATCACATCCCACTTGCGCGCGCTGTCGACGACGACGATGATGCGCGCGGTCAGTGGGCCAGCCGCCAACCGCGCACCCGTCATGTGGTCTGCCCTTTCTGCGCAAAGGCGTCGTACAACGACTCCAGCTTGACGGCCAGAAACACGGCATAGTTCGCCATGTCCAGCGCGTCTTCGACGGCCGTCTTCATGGCCGCCCGATGATGCTCGTGGTCAATCGCTTCGGCAATGTACTTGTCGGCCCCGGCCAGCCGTGCCTGCCGGTGCTTCAGCTCGCTGACCAAGTCGGCCACCGTGTACAGCTCGAGCATCGGCGTGTCGTGATTGCGCCCTTTGCTGTCGCGATCCACACAGATGGCCCGCATCTGCGCCAGTTTGCCGTCATACCGCGCCCAAGGAAACCGTTCTGTGCTGTCGAGTGTGCTCATCGGGCCACCTCGTCCTTGGCCGCCACGGTGGCCGCCGCTTGCCGCGCCCAGTCGACAAACTTCCGCACGTCGGCATCTGCCCCGAACGCCGGATTCTCCTCCATGACCTTCGTCACCACCTTTGCCATCTCGACGATCACCGGCGCCCCATCCTTACCCGTCTGGGCAAACCGCCGTCGCATCTGCTCCGCCTGCCAGAACTGCAACTCCCCCTCGCTGTACGCGATCATCCACTTCACATAACTATCCGGCACATCCTTCAACGGCGTGCCCTTATACCGCCCATGGTCTAACAGCGCATTCGGATCTTGTACATTGCTTGCCATCCTTGCCCTCCCCTGCATCATAGCCGGCGGCCGCCCCACTGGGTGTCAGCCGCCGACCAGAGTGAACGTGTTGTGCCTGAGGGCCGGGCTTGATACCGGCTTGTACTACGGGCGAGTGCCTGAATCGAACAGGCCACGAGCTTACCCTTTCGGGTCTTACTCCACCCATCTCCCGCCTATCGCGTGTCCTTCCACGCCGCCTCAGGCAATCTACCTACTGCCTCCTACTTACACCTGTCCAGGCCGGAACGGCGGCGGACTGCCCGCCTTCGCATTGCCGTTGGCTGCCGCAGCCGCACCCGTGGCGCCGCCGACCGGCCGTTCACCAATGCGATACCACCGGCGCGCGCGATTCCGCTCCGTGCCCTTATACTTCCCTTCCTTCTGCTCGACCTCGATGCCCAGCTCCGCGAGCACCTGCTGCCCCTTGGCGGCCATGCACACCTGCTCGACATCGCCCGACTTCGGCACCCCCGCCTTGTCGATGACCTGCTTCCAGATCTTCGCCCCGACGGCATTGGCCCACGTCTTCGGGTCTTCGGCCTGCAAATCGCCATCCTGCCCGATCACGAATTGCTCAAAGTACAGCAACCCCTTCTGGGCATCCGGCTCCAACACCTTGAACGTGCCCTTGATCATGTACTTACCGGTCGACGACTGCGTCTCTTCCATGCTGTCGATCTCCAGCTTGTACAGCTGCTCCGGCAGCACGACCCCGGTGTTATCTGGAATCACATCCCATGGCACTTGCTTGCTCATACGTCCTCCCTGTGTGATGAATAAATGCCGTCGGCACCATCGCTCCCGGCTGTTGTGGAACCCCGAACCGTCTACTCTACCCGAACAACCGCCACCCGGCCAGCCACGACGGCTAGCGTTCGCTCTGCGTACTCTCCCCTAGTGATTGTATCTCTGGCAGGCCAAGCTTCCGCAACGTCTCCACTTCCACTCGCAGCTCCTTTCGCAGGTCGCACGGCGTCTGGATGCGAAATTCCTGTTGACAATGGCGGCACGCCATGGTTTTGACAGCTTGCCGTCGCCGGTAGCTGTACGACGACGCCACCATCGATTCGCTGATGAACACGGCACGCATGAGTGTCACTGGTGTACCGCCGCGCCAGCAGGCGTGCCGAAACCCGAGCCACCAGCCGCGTCGCAGTACCGGCTTGTCACCCCACGGATCTGCCTCACGCCGCCACCCCCGCATCAATCGCACGTCTTCACCTCCAGCAAGGCCGCCGTCAGCTTCGACTCCTCATACACCGCCGGTATCTGCTTCGGACTCACGTACCGAAACGTCCGGCACATCCGACACGACATCGAAATCGGATACGTGTCCAACGCCACGATGACGTCCGACACCAACGCGGTGGCGTACCGCGAACACCAACGTGTCGGCTTATGCATCCTGCAGACGGCACACCAGTGCCGCCACGCAATTACCCAAGCCGGCTGGCCCTGGTACACCGCCCGCCGCACCTTCAGCTTGGCCTTCTGGTACGCCACCACAGCCTCCACCCTACCCCATCGCCTTAATCGCCCGTTCAACCTCGCTATAATGCGCCGGACACGGATCCGGCAGTCCATCCAGCTGAGTGCTGCAGTTCCACCCGCCGCCCGCCCGCGTCTGCCACAGGTATTGCCGATCGCCCTTCTGGTCCCGCACCACCACCTGGCGGTACAGCTCGCTATACCCGGCAGGGTTGCGCTTCCGCAGGCGCCCGGGGGCGCTGGGATTGCGCACAATCTCCCCGTTCACCTCGTCTTTGTCCTCGTCCACATGTGCGATGACGACGACGCGCATGGGCAAGCTGCCGAACCGAATCATCAACATCTCCTCCAGCATGTCGGTGCTGGCGGCAAACCACTGCCGCGGCTCCTTCGTGCTCGCATTCAGCTTGTACTGCGACCACTTGCGCGCCGCGATCTCACAGAACGTAATGCTATCCAGGATCAACGTGCCGTGCTGCCAATCCGGCACTTCCCGCGTAAACTGATCCATCCGCTGCAAGAACCGCTCGTAGGCCGCCGGCTTCCGCGGGTCCGTGTCGATAAAGTGTTCGATCTGCACCCGGAGGACGTCCTTGCCACTGCTCTTGTCCACGACGTACTCCACCGGTGTGCCCAAGCCATCGGTCTGCCGATGAATCTCGCACCCCTGCGCCAACCATGGCTTCTTATACGGCGCCTCCTTGCCGTACGGATCCCACATCCACACGAGCTGCGGCGTGGGGTACGTAGCCGCCGCTGTCGACTTCCCCGCCCCGCTGTCGCCATAGATCAACGTATGCCCCGTCTCATACCCACCCTGCGTCGTCTGCGCCGCTTGCGCCGCCTGCTGCCCTGGATCTGTCATGCCGTCTCCCTTCGCCTAGTGTGAACTACGTACCACCTACTGCTTCCGCAACGCGCCCAGGTCGAGCGCCAAGTCCTTCGCCGTCTTCACCTTCAGCAACTCGATCAACTCCATCGCGCCGCTGCCTGCCCCCTTCACCCCCCAGGACCACCCCGATGCCCAATACCTTCCACTTCACCTCACTATGCACGTTTGCCCCCCTTCGGTTTGACGGTCGTGAATGGCCGCCGGCCACAGAGCAGCGGCCAGGCAATCTGCCACACGACGAACGCCAGGATGAACGCCCCGACGGCCCATTCCATTGCCTTCAGCAGTACCATCACATGCCTCCTTGCTACTTCAACAACTGCTTCAGCTCGCCCAACAGGTACAATCGCGGCGCGACCGCCGCCTTCGTCGCAATGACGACATTGACCACCACCATTAACGCCGTTGGTATCATCGCGATCGCGGCCAAAACCACACCGACATCATACCCATCGTCATAATAAGACGAATCGCGCTTGACGATTTCACGACGGCACCAACGAAACACCCATACCGCCACGGCCAACGCCATCAACGCAAACACGGCATACAACACATGCTCGACGATCTCCCACGTCACCACTTCGCGCACCAGCAGTGGCGCTTCGCGCTCGGCCAGCTCCTTACCCTGCTCCAGGCCGTCAATGATGAACTTCAGCAGGTCGTCGGCGCGTTTCAGCAGGTCAACTTTGTCCATGACACATCCTCCCGGGCTGATTACACCAACACTCACCCCGGCACGGGCACACCGCCGGGCATTCATTCGCATGCTGACAGTACATCGGCGACTCGAGCGCTTCACGCCGGCGCAGCGCGTCCAACAACTCACCCTTCCGCACCCGGTGCGGCCGCGTCGGCTTCGCATCGAGCCGAATCGGCGGCTTCCACGGCCGCTTGGGCGCCCCAAACTTTGGTCCATTGCTCATCGCCGATGCCCCTCACATACCGCTGGATCCACGGGCCGCATGCTGTACGCCACCCAGCCGCCGCGCCGCGGATCATACCGCCACACCCGGCCATCTGCATCCAACCCTAGTGTGCTATACGTACTGCCACTCGCCCCTTCCCACGGGGCAATCGCAATCTGTACCATCCGCAACGTCTTGCTTGCTGTCTTCGCCATGCGCTATCCTCTCACACTTTTTCCCCGTGTCAAGGCCGCCTCCGCCCGTGTGTACCGCACCGCCGCGCGCAGGAGATCGGGCTTCACGTCCTCGTGCGTCAGGTGCCACTGCGGCGTTTCTTGCCACTGGTCCGTCATATCAAACCGCCACCACTGCACCGACCATTTTTCGACCGCCTCAAGGACATGCGGGAGCCGTTGCAACCGCACCGCCCGCGTCCCACGTACGCACTGCTGCAGCGTCTCCGGCATGGGGTACAGAAAGTAATGGCTGGGCCACGGCGGCAACGCCACCTGGATCTCCCGCGCGCGCCTCACCGGCATACGCGCCCCATCAGTTGCTCACAGAGCAATGTGTACTGCATCGCCGCCTCCAGTTGCGTCTTGTAGAGAAACGACTCCTTGACTCGCCAATCTGGCTGCGTTGTTGTGCGTCGCACCAGCTCGCAGGTCCGCACACACCAGGATTCACTAAAGGCATGCATCACGATCACATAGCGCCCGCGACGGAACTGCACCTGCGCCATCGCCGCCGTCGCTGGCCCATCGTGCAGCATCTTCCGCCACACCTTCAGCGTTGCTGTTTTGCGATTCGCCACCTTACACCCCAATGACCGACTTCGGCTGCCGCACCGCCTGCGGATCCCACACCCCCGCCTGCTCGAACATACTGCCGACATGAGCCGCCGGCCGTCCCAACGCACAGAAGTCACTGGCCATGCACTGCCGACACACCCCACCGCCCTGCGCAAACTGCCCTTCCATCGGCACCATCGGCAAGTCAGCCGCCGTCCGCACCCGCTCAAGCCGGCTGCGATACCGCCGGGCCAGCTGCACCGCATTCACCCACCAGGCCTCAATCTGCTGCGGCGTCCGGCTCACCGGAAACAACTCCATCTCGGCATGCATCAGCCCGCACTCGGCATACTGCACCCCATGGTCGCTGCACCGCCGGTTACTGTCGGGTATCTTCTTGATATTAATCGCATTGATAAACGCCCCGACATACGGCAACCCCGTCGCCTCGCGCAGCCCCCACAGATACCCCGTCACCTGGCTGGCCGTCCGATACCCCCGTTTGTACTCCGCCGTCAGGTACGACCCGGTCGACTTCGTGTCGACGACGTACAGACTCCGGCTGCCCCGCATGTACGCCTGCCCGACGTCCGGCGTCCCGCTGTACCAAATATTGAACTCCGAGTCCAGCAATACCACGAACCCCTGCTCGATGGTCGACGGCTCGACCTCAAACGGCAGCAAGGCATTCCTGACACAGTACTCCGCGACGATCCGCTTCAGGTTCACCAACGTATACGCCTGGAACCCCTTCTGCTGCTTCTCGTCCATCTCGGCGATGGCCTGGCCAATGCCCATGCCCGTATAGGCCGCCTCGAACGCCGCAAGGACGTCGGCCGGCGCCCCGCCCGCAAAGAACACATCCATACCCGCATGGATCGCCGTCCCGACGTTCATCTTCACCCGGACGCCCGGCAAATCCCACCCGAGCCCATACCGCAGGCTGGCATGCGTCTGGCACACCGCCTCCGTCGCCAAAATACTATTGTCCACGTACAACCGCCCGTCTGGCTGAATCACTCCGTGCTGCATGCTGCCTCCTTCTGTGTTCGTTGCCATTGTGTCAACGACGTACCAATCACCTCTCGTAGATCAATGCGTTGCTCGTATTGATCATCCCAATACCTCATCGTGTCTGTGGCACACAATCCCACCGCTGCCCAATAACGATAATCAATTGGTCCGTCGTATGCGCGGTAAAACGCCCGCGGGCTCACCCCCAGTGCCACACACGTCTCCGCCATATCCACGCCCAACCGCACCGCCATCAGCACCGCCGTCACCTCCTCCGGCGTGATCTCCGTCCGCAGCTCGCTCATTCGCCACCTCCCGCCGGCTCACGCAAAATCGCCAGCAACAACTGCCGCCGCTGTGCCAGCGTCAGCTGCAGCATCAGACTCTGCTTCACATACGTCTCCTGCATCAACAACGTATGCCACAGCACCATCGGCGTCACCTCGGCAGCCCGACACGCCTCGATGGGATCCACCCCGAGCCGAATCGCCATTACGATGCCATCGACGGTATCGGCCGCCACGTTACCTGTCTGTTCGATCGACATTAAGCCTCTCCCTGAATCCTACGAGCCAGTCCTGAATCGCCTGCCAGCCGCCCAGCCGGTACGCCATAGTGACTTCTAGTCTCTCATCCACCGCCAACGGCCTTATCACATAGAAGAACTTCGTGCACCCCGGCGCGACCTCGACGCTATACTGCGTCAGTCCCGTCGGCTCCCGGCGCCGATCAACGACCATCACCAGATCACCCACCAGCACAGGCCGCCGATCAGCCACCACAGCAACGACTCGGCGTCCAGGCGGCTCGGCGGCCCTGCCTTCTTACGTTGTCGCTGCGTCGCCATCAATAACACTCCACTGTGCAAAACCCCCCGCTGCAGCACTGCCAGCACACCCGCCCATCCGGCAGCACCCACGTCACACACCCGTCGCCCCACTGCCAGACTAGCATGAACACGGCCAAACACAACCCCCAACGCCAGCTTACGTGTAGTAATACCATGATGCTTGCCCTCCTGTGCTTGGTACGTCCCAAAACGGCAACTCCAGCACCCGCACCGTCGCGAGCGTGCCAACCTGTGCCGTAACGGCCAGCAATTGTTCCTCTTCGTCACTCAATGACGTCTCAAACCGGAACCAACACGTGTCGTCGTCAAAATCAACTTGGTACGACACCACACCATCTGAATGCACACACTTATTCAGAATCACCACACCACCTCCGCCGACTCCAGCCACAACACCCTCGCCGGCTGCAACACCAATTGCGCCGTCACCAGCGCCGCCTCTGGATCCACCTGCCACGTCTCAATCACCAAATTGATATCCTCGACCCTGATCTGGTGCCTCGACTCGCACGTCATCACCATACACAGCTCCACCATCCCCTCTGCCTGCAACACCACCCCCGTCCACACATCATTCCCAAACCCTCGCAGGTGGACCTTGCGATCATAGTGATCGATTCCAGTCGTCACGCCCTGCATCTCCACCACCTCCCCAACCGCCCGCCCTGCCCGCCACAGCACCCGCTCCTTCGCAGTCGTCTCCCACACGCTCCGCCACGTATCCACCAGCATCCAATACTGAAACCCAAACGCCCACATCGACACCGTCGTCGCCCACTGCGATTCGGCAGCCACCAGCGCCGTCAATGTACTGACACTCTGCATCGTCAATCCAATGACAAGTACCGTCAACACAATGACACTTGGACGCTCCATCCACCCAAATCGTCTCATTTTCACCACAATACCCGACCTCCCTTGTCAACATTCAGCTGAACTTCAGCAAAAAATCTGAATCGAAATCGTAGACAGCTAAACGACTTAGGTCCAAAATTCAGAATTCAGGGGGTCACCCCAGGGGAGTCACTCTCTGACCCCCTTCGACCGCCTGTGCCACCGAGCCCTCGCGCGCGCGCACGATTGCAAAGAACCAAATTATATATTCTTTATATCTTAGGCCCTCTAGGAGGCACCCCCGGGTGTATCCACTTCGATACACTTTTGCTTTGACACCCTCGAATCGGCTCACCCCTGGCACCCCCCGCTGAATCCTGAATTTTCGCCTAACTTCACTAGCCATCTGCTGTTTTGATTCAGCCAAATCGCTGAACTTCAGCTGAACTTTGGCTCGGTGTCCAACCTTTGGGTCGCTTCGCGCCGTATCACGTCCAAGGTTTCGTCAAACTTCACCCGGTGCCGCCAGCAACACTCCTGGTAGGCATAGGCCATCTTGGTCCAGCCGGCAATCTCGGCGTACGCCCGGACGATCCGCCGGGCCGCCACCTCTTGGTAACGTCGTTCCATGTCAGCGTCTGTTTTCCCGGCGACTGCAAACGGATTCGACTCCTTTTTGCTGTCTCGGCGCGTTTCCACCACGCGCCGCGTCTCCACCACGGCCTCGGCCATCCGCGTCGGCCACTCCCCCGACTTGGGATTCGCCCCCAGGTACTTCACCGCCGATGTCAATGCCGTCAGGTTGATCGTGTTCTTGGCGTTGCGGCGCGCCAGCCAGTCCGGCAAGTATGGCTTCGTGTACTCCTGCAGCCACTGGGCAAACGGCGTCACATCCGTCACCGACTTGCCGCGCTGCAACGCATAGGCAATCTCGGCACTGCGGTGCAGCCGGGCCAGCAGGTTGACCTGCCGGACCCGTTCTGCCTCCGCCGCCGTCCGCTTCCGTGGGGTACTCACAGCTCTGCTGCCTCCGACAGCGCGCTGGCCGCCAGGCCACCAAACCGCACCTCGGCCACCGCCGGGCCCTCCACCCGGCTCCCCCCGCCCGCCCGCCACGCCTGCCACGTCGCCGGCGGCACCAGCGCTCGCCGGTTCGCCTCCACCACGGCGTCCGTCCGATCGCCACAGTTCACACAGCGCCAACTATCGCCCTCAGGCGCCAGTGCCCACACCGCGTCTACATCCGTTGGCACCCGCACCGGCACATCCGCCAACCGCCCTTCCAAGACCACCAAGCCCCCGCACCGTCGACATTGCGCCATCACACCCTCCTTGTGTCTGTTTGTACCCCCGCGCCCACGCCTGCCTGCCCCGTGGCGACGCGATCGCCCTATTGCCTGCCCCCAGGCACCACCAGCCGGTGCGTCTCGCCCCAGGGGGCCGTTCCACCGCCCATACTGACCCACAGCGTCGGATACTCCGGCTCGCGGTCAGGAAACGGCCCTTCGAGGTCCGTCAGGTAGATCGCTGCCGCCAACGGCCAGCCTTCCTTCGCTGCCCGGGCAAACGGCGGCCGGAAGTCCGTGCCCCCGCGCCCCACCGGCCGAAAGTCAATCTCCTGCCCTGGCGTGTACTCCTGGATGCCATCCTTCGGGATGTCGGCATCGCAGTACACCACGTACGTCCGCTTCGGCTTCGCCCGCAGCAGTACGTCGTTCAAGCACCCACCGAAGTAGGCCAGCTCCTCCGGGCTGACGCTGCCGCTCGTGTCGACGAACACCCCGACTGCCGGCATCACCTCACCGCGCAGGCTCGGCAGATACAGCCCCTGCGCCAAGTAATTGCGATTCGGGTACGTCCAGTCGTAGTCGTCGAAGCACCGATCCACCAGCAAGAACCGCTCCAGCAGAGCCGGCAGGTCAATCGGCGGCTTCCGCAGCTTGTCCAACAGCTGCTCGATGTGCCCTGGCGTCTTACCTGGCTGCATGCCGGCCGCGGCCGCCTTCACTCGGCCTTCCCATTCCTGCTGCTGAGCCTGCTGCTCCCCCTGGCTGCCTTCCGGCTCCAGCATGCCGCCGACGTTCCACTGCTGGCTGACGGCCTGCGCCATCTGCTGGTACTTCGCCTGGTTGCGGATCTTGTCGTAGACGGCCTCGGCCGTCATCCCGGCGTACTGGGCGTCCAGGAGGACACCCTTAGGCAACGTCAACCCCGCTGCTTGCAGATCATGGTTGATCACCAAGTCGCCTGCAATGTTCCACAGCACCGGGTCGCGATGCTGCCGGCGCCACACGTGCCCGCGGATGACGTGTTCGATCTCGTGCGCCAGCACCCCTGCCAGCTCGGTCAGCGTCCAGGCGTCCACTACCGCCGGCTGCACATACAGCCGCTCCCCGTCGGTGCCTGCCATCGCCGGCAGCTCCGCCCGCACCACCACGTCTAACTGCATCGCCAACAGCGCATAGAACGGCTGCCCAAACAGCAGCTTCGTCCGTGCCCGCGCCACCCGTTGCAATACCTCCTGTTCAGTCGCCACCCATCACCTCCTTTGTCTCGTTACCACGATCTCCCAGCCGTCCGCCTCAAGGGCCGTCAGCAATGCCTGATCCGCCTCATCGTTGCCGGCTAAGCGCCCATGCGTCAGACCGACGATCCGCACCGTCTGCTTGTATACCGCTGCACCCACCGGCGACAGCTTCCGCCGCAGGTCCATGAAGTCCATCAACGGAATCGGCACTTGCAGCGTCAGCGGCCCGCGATCCGGCGTCATGGCGGCACCTCCACCTGCCACCCGTCCAACTCCAGGGCGGTGACCAAGCCGGCATCGCAGCACTGGTCACATTCGGCGTTGCTGCTGCACCCGTGGCTGTTGCGTAACAGCTGAATCAAGCGCACCCAGTATCGACGCGTATCCACCGACAAGCCGTCGCGCAGCGTGACATATGTAGACATGTCGATCGGGTAACGCTCAAACACCATCCGTCGTTGCCGTTCGTCAATCTGCACGGGTCACCTCCCAGCCATCCAGCTCCAGCGCCGCCTCCAGCGCGGCATCGCAGCAGGTGTCACAGACGTCCAGGTCTACCCTGCCGCATCCATGGCTCGCATACAGCACCCACAGCGTTTGTTTCCAGAAACCAATGGCCTTGGGTGACAGCATCTTACGTAGTCTGCTGTATGGCGTCTCCGGCAGCGGGTACGACTCGCACCAGACACGCCGCCCTGCTTCATCGACTCTCATCGCGGCACCTCCACCATACCTCCTACTCCTTGTCGAGGTGCGCCAGCTCCTTCTGCAGCTTGCCCACCGCCAGCTTGCGCCACCCGGCACTGCGGACAATCGCCGCCGACTTCCGTAGGCTATCGATCACCAACAACACCGCCATATCCCCCTTGCCCCCATCGAACAGCCGCTCCGCATACAGCATGATGGCGTCGGCCGTCTTCAGATCCGCCCGGTAGCTTAGGCCGATGATCGTCGCATACAGCGCGCTCAGATTGCGGGGAATGGCCGCCTTGTGCGGCGCGTCCAGGATCTCCTGCGCCGGCACCATGTCCACCCGGTGCTTGATGTGCGCCATCAGCTCAGTCGCACACCCCACGCCGACACACCCGGCCAGCAGCGGCGTCAACGTGTCCATCGTGTACCCGGCAGCCAGCAGCCGACTGGCCTGCGCCCACCCGCGCGGCTCCGGCGTCCGCTCCACCTCATTGGTCTTGCGGTCGACATACAGGCTATTGGGGTGTTCGCTCAGGTAGCTGACCACCTCCTCCACCACACCGCTCCGCATCGCCCAGTCCTTCCAGTCGCCCAGCTCGGGCTGGATCTGCACCAGAAAGAACCGACTGATCAACGGCGCCAGCACCGTGTCCACGCCGGCGCCCTTGTCGCTCGGTCGGTTCGTGGTGGCAATCAGCCGCACCGTCGACGGCAGCGTATGCTCACCGCAGGCCCGCGCCTGGACAAACTGCATGTAGGCCCCCTGGACCGCCCGGCTCGCATGGCCCAAGTCTTCCAGGTTCCACAGCGTGAGCCGCTCGGCACGCAACACCCGGGCCAGCTGGCCAAACGGCAGAAACCGTGCCGTGCCGCCGGCGGCATCGGGCCACGGCAGGCCCTTCGGGTCCGTCGGGTCTTCCACCGGCGGATGGCTCACCACATGGTCGGCCTGCAGGCTGTCAGCCACCTGCCGGGTAATGTCGCTCTTGCCCACGCCCGGCGGTCCCACCAGCAACACCGGCACATCCGCCTCCACCGCCTGCTTGATCAATCCCATCGCCCGCTTCGGCCCGACTGTGATTACATTACTCATCGTGTAGATCCTCCTTTGTACGTGTGAACACCATTGCAGGCATTTGAAGCATGAGGTACGCATAACACCAGGGTTTCTCCGGGCACCGGCGTGCCGCAAGAGCTTCGATTTGGCGATTGACGACTCGGTGATCGCGTGTCAGCTGCCACAACACCCAGAGCTCGCGCCAATCGTCCGCCGTAACGCCGAACTGCCGTTCGATGCGCCAGCAGTGCCAGCGCCAGCGGAGCCGCCGAAGCCAGCGCATCTACTGCCCTTCCATCGTCTTGCGCCCCAGCAGGGCGTATAAGTCCAGGATGAGCCACCGGTCGCACCGAAGAGACAGCCGGTAGTCTTTGGTCGACATGGCGGTCAGCTGTTGCAGTGTGCTGTGTGTGTCGCGGGTGTGGGTGTAATGCGCTCGCAGGTCCGCCAGCTGCGTCCGTGTGATGCCATATTGCTGGCAGCGCCAGCCGTCCCGTAGCCAAGTCCAAAGTGTCGTCATCGTGTAATCCTCTTTGTTTGAGTTTGTGGGCTGACTGGCCGTCGCGCGCGCGGAGGCTTTTTTGTCCTCAGCGCCTGGGCGGCGTCCTTAAACGCCTTTCGGGCGCGTGCCAGCGCTCGTGCGATCAGCACAAGGCTTTGTCGTTGATGAGCTGCAGCCGCCGTAGCTCCTGCCGCGATTAAAAAGCGTTCGATCGTCATGGCTTGTTGCTCGGCGAACGCTAATCGCGCGATGTTTGTGATGTTAATGCCTGATTGTCGTCGCATTGTTCAGTTGTCCTCCTTTGGTTGTTGTTGTCTACCTGCCTGCTGCTTATACATCGACAAGTACGTTCGTCTGCCATCCGCCGCCCGGCGCAAGCTCCACCACGCGCTGACACACCAGGTCGACGTTCGCCGTCAGTTGCCACAGCACCTTGAGCTCGCGGACGTCCTCCGCCGGCCAGCCGGGGCGCACCATAGCACAGCCAGCGGTTTCCACAAGTCGCACCATTGCCTAGTGCGCGCTACGTACTGCCGACTACGTATGCAAAACCCGGCGGTCGTCACTCGCACCACAGCCAATGATGCAGCCGCGCGACCCACAGCACCGCCAGCACCGACAGTGCGACCAGCACCCACCCGAACCATTGTGTCTTGCGTGATTCCCACATCGCTGCACCTCATCAGTTGTCGAACCAAAACACCAGCCGCGTCTCATACCCCCGCTGGTCGAACGCCGTCAGCGCACCAGCCAGCGCCCAGTACCTCACATCGACCTCGCACCCGCGCGTCTTCAAGTCGACCAGCACCCCCAGATACTCCCCGAGCGTCAGCCAGCTGTGGGTATGGTAGTCTGGATGCGTCACATACTCCTGTTTGTGCTTTGTTACGCGCACACTGCTGCCGCCTCGCACCCAGCTGTCCGCATGCACCCGCGTCACGTTCTTCTCCTCCCAGTTGACCGGCGCGTTTTCTGGCGGTCCATCATGCACGCGCAGCAGCAGATCACCAGCCGCCTCATACCCCAGGGCCGGCGCAATGCCGCGCGGCGCAATCAACGCCCCGTCATCCGGCCCACGTACCCCGGCCAGCCGATTGAACGCCTGGTAATGCCGCCCCGGGTTGATCCGTGCGCCGAAGCTTTGCCAGCTCATGGCTTCGTGCGCCTCATCGACCGTCTGCGGCACCCATCGACACTCCATGTAGCAATGTATGTCACACCCCACCATGCACCTCCTCTGCTAGCACCCCATACCCCAGCACCACACCGGTGAAATAGTTGCACTCTGCCAGGGCGATGGCCCGCCCCGTCTCCGCTTCGCAGTCGTCCACATCCGCCGTGTCGATATCATCCTCTAGGACAATGTACTTATGCACCAGTCACCTTCTTTCGTTTTGGTGTGTGGGCCTTTACCTCCTCGTGTGATACCCACACCCAGGCCTGGACATACGCGCCTGGATCGTCCCCACGGCTGATCACCGCGTTGTTGTCTATTTCCACTTCGCCCTCACGATGGTATTCAGCACGTGCCGCGCGTCGGTAGGCTGCATCTGAGTATTGTCCACTAGCCATTGGCACCTCCTTCTGCCAAGTCAAATGGTTCCGCCTCCATCACTTCGTCTTCATCGGCGAACTCCACCACCTGCCCGCACAGCGGACATGTGCCCTGTATCGGTTCGAAGAATGGCCCACAGTCTGGACACCTAGCCATCGGTTAACACCTCCATCATCTCTTCACACGTGTCCTTCAACGCCGCATAATCCTGCGACCATTGCGACTTGTTGTACGAATTGCTCGGATGAAACTCCGGCATCTGTACGTACTGCATTGCCCACTGTAGGCTATCCACCACAGCCTTTAGTTGTCGTTTCGTCACCGTCGCCATCACGTTACCTCTCAAGTGGGTATTTGTCTGCTAATTCTTCCTGCAGTCGATCAAACAAGCGTTGATACTTCTGCTCTGCAATCGCCAGTGCCGCCTTCGCCTCCAATACCTGGTTCAGCAGTGTAAACACCTCGTAGCGTTCCATCGCGTTACCTCCTCACAGCATCGCGCAGTCTGGCCGCGCACGCCATTGTTCTACCGTCAGCCGTTGTACCTGATCACCGCACCGCACCGTCACTCGGGTATCCGTCGGCGGTCGACTGGCGCACCCAGCCAGCAGCCACCACAGGGCCGCCAGGGCCGCCGCGCGTTCAAGCCACGTCACCGCGCGCCCCCGATCGTAATCAGCCGTTCAAACGCCACCTGCTTATGCCGGACCCCATGCACCGGAATCCACACATGCGCCGTGCGCCCGCTGGCCGTCCCATCACACGCCTTGCACTCGGCGCAATGTAGCAACTTGCCAGCCTGGTCACTGGCTGGACACAGCATCGCCTTGTCTGGCCCAGTCTGGGCGCCTGCCGCTACCACAGTGAACGTGCGCCAGCCTGCCGCGCGCGCCGTCTCTGCCGCCGTATCGCAGCTGGCCATGCACCAGCGCGCCAGCGTCTGGTCACACGTTGCCCACTGGTGCGTATACCCCGTATGCATGGCTGCCTGTCCGAGTGCTGTTTCCCAGACTGCCGTCGGCACGGCTGCCGGGTCGCCATACGCGCCCAAACGCACCGGCAAGCCTGCCAGCGCCGCGCGCGCCACCTGTGCCGACACCTGCCGGTAGCGCCCACGCTGATACGCGCGCCACACCTGCAGCGGTCCTTGATCCAGCCGGACGTAACAGCTCCCCTGCCGGTGGATGCAGTCTCCACAGATCGCCGCATCACGCCCGGACCGATGGGCCTTGCGTGGATCGCTGCCGCCGGCCAATATGTACACTTGCACCATCGCGCCCGTTTTGGTGTTCACGCCCCGGCGCGCGTGTCGCCGTGCCGCCTGCAGCCCCGTCGCAATGCAAACAATCGGCGCGCCATTCAGCACACTCGGTCCCTTGTACAGAACAAAGCCGTTCATTCAGGCACCTCTCTGTCGTTTAGATCCCGGACGCGATACCCTGCCGCTTGCATCACGGCTGCAATCGCCTCCAGGGTGTCTGGTGTCCATTCCACGCCGTCTAGCAATTCCTGTATGCGTAGCAATGCCTCTTCGGGTGTCATACTCAATACTCCTCCTCACTTGGGTAATCACAATCGATCATTACCTTGCATCGCGCGTAATCCACGCGCACAGTCAGCCTCATCCCCTGTTCGGCATACTTCAACGCCTTTTCTGCCGCCTCTTCAATCGGCCTGAACAAATCCCACGCGACTTGACACGCGCCGCGCCGCCCATAGCGCCGTCGCGCCCGCTGATACCCCTTTGCCAGCCAGCGCGCAATCTGTTCACAGTCGGCTGCCGTCGGTACCTCCGACATTTCGCGCCCGTTGTCTCGCATGTTCTTCCGGCCCAGTCGCGCCGCCGTCCGGCATCGTGCCATTAGATCCGCATCATGCGCCGCGCCGCACGATCGAACATGCGGCTGTATACCCCAAATCATGTCAAAGTCTGACGCAATTTGCTCCTCTGGCCTGTACATGCTGCTAGACCAGTACCCACCTTCGCCCCGTATCCACAGCGCCGCTCCGAGTGCCATATACTCGCCTTCTGCGCGCCCATCATCCCCGGGAAAGTGTTCTAGTATGTCGTGAGCAACGGCCATGCCGCCCAGCGGATCACCTGCCTTGTACCACGACGGTTTAAACCCCATGGTGCCGAACTCTGCGTGCTCTGCTACGTCGAACGTATACGTTTTCATACGCAACCCCCTTGTTGACTCCCTGCCGTTCAATCCCGCTAGCACAAGGGCGCAAGCCCCCACGTTGCGCCCCTGGTCTAGATGGATTGGTTACCGTGCGCCCTGTGCTACCTCATGCATCGATTCTGCCGCTTGCGCCAGCGATGCTTTCCAGCCCTTCGCCGGACCGTCGTACAGCAGCTTCATGTCGTCGCCATACCCCCCATGGCATTGCATCCAGACTTGCCTATCCCGCAGACTGACCGTGTATAGATACTCTTCGCCACAGCCGCGTGTCCCTGCCGGGTACAGATAGAATCCGCCAATGTCGCGCTTGAATTTCGCGATCAGCTGTGCTGCCAGACATGACATACCATTGGCCGCCTTGCCCTTTTTGTCGCCTAGACCAAAGCCATTCACCACGCGAAACGGCTTGAGGAATCGTGCTAGCTCGTTGCCGTGCCCATCCGGGTAGCCGTCCATCTGCCGATACAGTACCGCAATTTCCTGTCCGTCATTGTCCTGCAACGCTGTCAAGCTCCGTGTTCCCATGGTCGTGTCTCCCTTGTTGTGCTGTTTGTCTGTCTGTCTGTCTGCTTGCCTGCTGTGTCTGCCGGGCTACGCGTGCCCGACTTGCCGCAGGCTAAAGCCCGGCCGGCTGAGCCAAAACGCCGTCGCCCACGTCAGGTTGCTTTCGACAATGCCGATCCATCGCCCCCGGTAGATCACTTCCCAACGCATGGCTACTCTCCCTTCGCGGTTTGCCACAGGCCCAGCACGCACAGCAGGCACAGCGCCAGCGTGGCGATTTCGAGCAATTCAAGCAAGCTTGTCCAGTCCATGGCGTTCACCGTCCTTCCGCTTGTGCGAGTGCGGTTTCAAGGTTTTTAATTGCTTGAATCACTTGCCCATCGTAAAGCCGATTCTCATTCATGAAGTCACGCACAAGCTCGCAGAGTAGCTTTCCATCGGTATACATCGCTGGGGCGGCGGCGATTACTGGCGCATTTTGATACCCTGCGTCGGAGCATATCAGATAGCCCCCATTCGCTGTTCTGACTTGCACTCGTGCTGAATAGGCTTCCATTTCGCTGATATTCGCTTCCCACGGTCCCGGCGTATGCTTACTCATGCTTGCCCCCTTTTCGTCCGTCGTTTCGGTTCGCAATGCGCCAGCAACGCCGCCGGGTCTAACGTCTGCCGTAGGACTTCATTTCCCCCGCGCGCGTTTTTATGCGTAATGTCCACAACAAGCAGATTCGTCTCTCGATTGAAGAAAAATTCAATCGCATGTCCGTCTTTTGTGCTAGTGTACGCGCGAAAAATCGGCTCTTGTGTGTCCATTGCCTTACCCCCTTGGTTGTCTGCCTCTGCCGTTGCCTGCCTGCCTGCCTGCCTGCACTCAGCCAGTCGGCCCGGGCCTCAACCGGGCCGCTAGGCTGAACACAGGGCCTAAACGCCTTGCACAAGCGCCGGGTCGATTGCCACGCGCCGCGCGTACGCCTTCACGTCCTTCACGTAGGTGTCGCCCAGCTCGCCTTCAGGGCAGAATGGCGACGTGACGTGGCAGAACCACCGGGCAAACGGTTTGTTGTCGTCAACTTGCCATTTCTTCAGAACGCGCCACGTCCAGCTACCGTCTGCCGTCTGCCAAATCTCATACGGATCGCTGACTGGCCGTGTTTTGGCGCATTCGTTGCGGACGTTCCGCCGTGGTGCCTTGCCTACCTGTTTCATAACCTGTCCCCCTGTGGTCTGCCTGTGCCTAACCGCCCTGCCGATTCGTTTCAACAATGGTATGCTGTGCTAGGACTTCAATAAGTTCGATTTCGCACGCAATCTCGGCACCCCTGGTTATCCGGTCGTTATAGACTGTCAATGCTTCCACATAGGTGGCGAAGCCATTACACTCTTCTTCGCCGTAGTCGTCAGTAATGCGAACTTGAAATTCTCGTCTGCCTGCCATAGTGCCTCCTGCCTGCCTGATTTGTCCCGTTTTGGCCCAATGTCGCCAGCGGTGTTAGTCTGCTGACCCTAAGTCAACAAGCTCTGATTTCACAATAAGCCCGTTGTTATCCAGCCAACGGTCAACGTGAAAAACTGTCGCGGTGCTTTCGGCATCGCGTTGGATGTCTAGTGCCTGTTGCGCCGCCTCTTGCGCTGTATCGGCTTCGATGTCGATTTCCCATTTCACGTGATAATGTGCCATGGTCTGCCTCCCTTTCAGTGTTCAAAGTGGGTGCAAACGATGTTGACGCGCGCGCACGCGACAAAATCATGTGCCGCAATGTCTCGCAAAAGCTGTGCCTCATGCTGCCGCTTGCGGTCGCCCCAGCCGGGCCGGGCCTTGCCGCCTGCGGCCAGCTCCCGACATCGCTCGCAGTCCATGTCGTAGCGATTGAAAACGCGCTTGCAGTCGGCTCTGTGCTTCGTGGTATGGCTCATGGCTTGTGCTCCCTTCGGTTGTCTGTCTGCCGTCGTGCTCATGCTGGCTCTATGTGCATGGCTTGTGCCAGCGAGTCTGCCGGGCTGGCCGGTCTGCTGGGCCTGCGAGGTAGAACCGCGTAACCGCTGTGTTTTCGCGCGGTTAGGCGAGAAAGCCCGACGACGCGCCCGCCTCGCGTACGTAATTGCACGTACGCCGTACAAATACGTACAGCCGGTCGTCTGCCCCGTTGTGCCACAGTGTTGCGTAAGTGCGCGAAAGTACGTAGGCGCGGTTTGCCACAGCGTTGTAGCACAATGCCCCTGTGGACAAGTCGGCGCGGCGGCCGTCGGCGCAATCTAATGACCGTGCCCGCGCGTAGCAAACGTCGTGCCAGCGTGCTGGCCTGCTGGCCTACGTAGTGGCACGTAGTGTGCCATTGCACAGGCTGTGCCTGCCCGCTGGCCCACGGCTTGCAGGCTTGCACGTGTCGTGCCGCCGCGCTGGCACGCGCCTTGCACAAGTGCACTCGCCGCGCGGGTCGGTTCACAATCGCCGCCCAACGCGGGCGCGGCCGGACCTCTCGCGCGATAGGGGGTATACCCATGGGGGGGGGGGTGGTATACCTACTGCGAACTACGTAGATCTGACGATTGTTCGTGTTAGGACGGTCGGCGTCGGTCCCGCGGCGGCCTACGTAGTCCACCCGACTTGCGTCGCGGCGGTTCGCTGG